GTGCCACGTCCCACCCCACCCGACGAACGGGTCATCACCCGCCGCCGCCAGGTGGGAGAGCAGATCCGCCGCGTTCGTGAGAAGCACAACATGTCCCAGCAGGACGTCTGCGGCCGGTCCGGAATCGACGTGGCGACATACAGCCGGATCGAACAGGGGCACAGCTCCCCCAAGCTCGACACCCTCATCCGGATCGCCGATGCGATCGGCGTACCTCTCACGCACCTCGTTGACGTACGGCCGCCGCGGCGGCTGTAACGCGAACGAGGCTTCCGGGGGCCGGCAGGATCACCCCCAGCCGATGTCACCCTCACTGGCCGCGGAGGAGGTCACTGCAGCCTGGGCTTCCACCGACTCAGGGGTAACCGCCAGGGCGACAGCACCCCAGCCGATGTCCTGCGCCCGGACGTTGCGCGACTCGGCGCGCTGATCCACCACCGCCGGCAGCAGCAGAGCCGCCGCCGCCAGCAGGACACCGCCCGCCACGGCACGGATTCTGGACATAAACACCTCTCAGGACGAACACACCCGGGTCGGTTTCGGTTGCAGAAAGCTACTGTTGCACGGGGGTTCGGCGAGATCCAGCCATCTGGCTGTGCGAGAAGATGCACGTGCAGAAATTCGCACGTTCAACACCGGACAAACGGGGGCGAGTAGGGCATGTCGGATAGCGAGATCCCGCTCACCAGCGAGGACATGGCCGCCTACCAGGCCATCGCAGAGGGCCGGACCCCGCCGGACGGCTACCCCATCGACCGACTGGTTGCCCTGCGTCTGGCGGATCCCGATCCCTACGCCTCCGGCGGATACATCACCCATGACCCTCGGGCCGCCGCTCAGGGGCTCATCGCGCATCTCCTGAGCGACCTGCGCTCGTTCAGCCTCCGCCTCGCCCAGCTCCCCGCTCTTGAGGACCTCTCGCAGCACTACGACCCTCATCGTCTCTACGGGGGTCCTGGCAGCGAGTACTTGGCGACGGCTGCCCAGATGAACGCCAGGCTTGGCGAGGTCGGCGGAGCCGCCGAGGCCGAATTCTGCTCAGTCCAGCCCGGAGAGCCGGCCGACCGCGATCCTGAGATCCTCCGCCTGGGAGTAGAGCGCACGCGCGCCGCCCTGCAACGGGGGGTCCAGGTCCGCTCGCTGTACCACCGCAGCGCCCACGAGCACACCCAGACCCGCGAGTACATCGACCAGATGACCGCAGACGGCGCGGAGGTGCGCGTCTCTACCCTGCCCGGGCCCCGCATGGTGATCATTGACCAGCGGCATCTGTTTATCGACAACCACGTCATCAAGGACGCCGAGCACAACTCCGGGTGGCACGTCTTCGACCGAGCAGCCGTCATGTGGGCCCGCGCGGTCTTCGACCTCTTGTGGAACAACGCCACCCGCTGGCACGACCTGTGTCAGAGCCTGGGCGCCAGCCCCCTGACTCATCGTCAATGGCGCATCCTGAGGGAGCTGGACGCCGGCTATCCCGCTCAGCAGGTCGGGCCCCGGATCGGTCTGAGCCGGCGCGCGGTAGACAAAGAGCTGGCCGCCATCCGGGAAGCCCTCGGTGTCTGCACCATGTACCAGGTGATGGCCTGGTATGGGCGTACCCAGCGAGATGAGTCCGCCTGAGTCGGCTACGCCCTTGCGGACCTCGTGCGGTAGGGCCGCCGCCGGCCAAAGAGCGAACCGGCGGCGGTGTGGCCTCCCTCAGCGGAGGGGAGGCAGATCAGTTCGTGGGCGCGCCGCTGCCCGGGCAGGTCTCCCGGCTGCCGGGCTTCTGGTGGTGCGCGGCCGGCTGGCCGCGCTCGGCGCCGACCCAGGCCCCGCAGACGGAGCATGCGGCAGTGCACTGGCCGGGGTCGAAGCGGTGTCCGTGCTGGTGTTCACACATGATCAGTTCTCCCTTGATTGTCGGGATGGTGCTGATGTGTGGTGCACTCCGCCGCGCGCCCGGGCGGGCCGCGGGGAGGTCTAGAGCTGCCGCACGAATGCGCGGGCGCCGTTGTGGAAGAACACGGTCACGCCGTGCTTGTTGGGGTTAGCGCCTTCGCGGATCGACCAGCGCTCGATCTTGGCGATCTGCGGGAACTCCGCCCGGCCGATTGCGGCGGCCAGCCACTCCTCGCCGCCGTCCTGGACGGTGGTGTCCGTCCACGCGGCCGGGGAGCCTTCGACCTCGGCAGTGGGCGTGTCGTGCTTCTCGCCGTCGGCCAGCTGGCCGGTGATCTGCCAGCGGACCTCACGGGTTCCGGCGGTCACGGCAATGCCGAACTGGTGCTTGGTGTCTCCGGCTTCGGTGAGGGACTGGACGCGGCTCGTGCCGGGGGTGTTCTTCACGGTGTCGATCAGCCAGTCCTGGAACCGTTCCGGACGCATGTCGATCACATTCCTCTGTTGGTGGGCGGGCCCGCCAGTCTAGAAGCGGTCGTCATCCGACACGCGGTGCGGGGCAGAACGGCGGGGCGGGCCGCCGAGCGCGGACTGCGCCGGCGGACCCCGGGGCGGACGGGCAAGGGGCCCTCCCGCTCCGCTAGCGTGCTGCCCATGACGGACAGCGAGCCGTTCGCGCGGGACGGCCGACCAGTGTGCGGCGTGTGCCCCTCCCTGCGACTGCCCGGCGGCCATTTCGATGTCGCTGACCGCCCCTCACGGGACTGCCCCTTCGACCCGGCCACCGGCCACCGGGTCACCGCCGCCGGCATCCCGGTGTGCGTGCACCCCGAGCGGGTCGGGCTGCCGGCAGCCCCGTACGCCACCGACGGCCTCCCGCTGCCCTGGGAGACCCCGCCGCCCGTAGAGGCCGACGAGGTCCCCGCGTGGGTGCGCGCAGCACTGGACGCAGCACCGCCCGAGGTCTGCGACGACGTGATCCGCCAGGCGACGGACCTTCTCCTCGCCTCAGACCCGGCCACGGACATCACGGCAGTGCTGCGCGCCGCGCTCGGCTAGGCCGCGACCGCGGCGAAGGTGATGCTGTGCTCCCGGCCGGACCGGCCCATGCCGATGCTCTCGTACAGGCTGGCCAGGTGGCCGCGACGCCGCACGACCTCCTCGTGGTCGAGCCAGTACCGGGCCGGCGGCTCGCCCCACGCCGCGCGGTAGCAGTCGTGGGTGTACCCGCCGGCCCGGTAGTCCGTGTGCTCCTGGTCGGTCTGGTGGATGACGACGGCCCCGACGCGGGCCGCGATCGCCGTCAGCAGCTGTGCCTGCGCCAGCATCGCGTGCGTCATCTCATCGACCGGGACAGCGATCGCGATCTCGGCCGCCTGGTCGTCGCCGGTGGCCTCGTACACGGCGGCCTTCAGCGCGAGGGCGCGCAGGCCTTCCTCGAACAGCGGCTCGGCGTCGGCTTCAAGGGTCCAGCGGTCGATCACCGGGAACCCGGTGAAGCACTGCCAGTCCTCGGAGTACTCCAGCGACGCCGCCCGGAACAGGGCGAACTCGGGGTCCTCCTTGATGGTGTCCAGGATCCGCGCCGCGACGCCGGCGACGGCGTCCACGGTGGGCATCTCGACCTGGGACATGCGGCTTCCTCTCCTCGATGGGGGTGGTGCCTTGGTGCCTGCCCGACGGCCGAACATGTCTCAGCCCGGCCGCCGGGCAGGGGTCTATGAGGTCGACGGGGGTGGTCAGGCCGGCGGGACTGCGCGCACCAGCGCGGTGCCGGTCGTCGGCCTCGTCACTGGACGACCACCAGCAGACTCAGCACGCCGACGACGAGCAGCACGACGTACCCGATGGCCGCCCAGGCGAGCAGGGGCTGCTGGCGATGGATGATCCGCCATGCCGCCAGCCCGGAGTGCCCGTCCGCCCGAGCGCGTACGCCGAGCGCGCTGATCGTGATCGACACGTGCACGGGCTGGACGTCCTTCGTGTCCTGGCGATCGCGTCTCACAGGTAGTCGTCCCCTAGGTAGGTGTCGTCGTCATCGTCATCGTCTGGGTAGTTGTCCTCGTCAGTCGGGGCGTCGACGCATCGCGGGCACCGGCCGAGCCGGTCGAGCGGGATCCGCCGCTCCGCGACCAGCAGGTGGAAGGCGCATACCTCGTCCTCGGCCTCCTCGGACGGCGCCGGACCGGTGTGCCCGCCGCCGGGCCCGCCTGATCGCTCACTGCTCACGACTGGCCATCTCCTCCGCGTACGCGACGATCGCCCGGTCGCTGTAGCCGAAGTACCGGCCGCGCACCCTGTCGTCGTCCGTGTTCGGGACCGGGTCACCCCACTCGATGGCGTGGCAGCTGTCCGGATGAGTCGCCCAGCGCACGCGCACGTCGGGGAACCCCTCCAGCCCGGCGAGCGCGTCACGCAGAAGCCAGATCACCGCCACGTCGCCGACGCTCAGGGCGCCGCCGCGGCGGCGGCCTCCGCGCGGTACGACCATGTGGCGGCTGCCGCCGACCACGACCACCACGGCCTGGTCGAGCAGCGCCGGATCATCCAGCCGCTCGCGGTACCAGGAAGCCTCCCACTCGTCCCGCCCGTCCGGGGGCAGCACTTCCACGGTCATGCTGGGCCGCCGCGTCACGACTCGTCTCCCGAGGCCGGCGGGGACTGGTCCTCACCGTCGGGCGCGGGGCTGTCGCGGGTGAGGTGGGTCAGACGCTGGAGAAGAAGGTCCGCCTGGTCGACGGACAGATAGAGGCTCAAGCTGTCGTCCGCATGAGCGCATGCGGCCTCGGTGACGGCATTGACCGGGGAGCCGGTGATGCCGGTGACGAGGTACTCGATGCGCTCGGCGAGGCGGTACCGGCCGCGGGGCCCCACCAGCTTCAGGTCCAGGGCGATGTCGGGGGCGCCGAGCAACTCCGCGAACCTGACAGCCGATGCCAGATGGTCACCCTCGAGCCTCAGGGCGATGACGTCCGGGTCGGCCGCAGCCTTCGCGTCCACGCCACGGTCCTTCAGCTCGCGCGTGAGCCCGCGGGCGGTCGCGTGGAGACGGCTCCGCGCCTCCAGGAGGACCGCAACCAGGCGATGCACCGATGAGGACGTAGGCAGGTGGAGAGCGACATGAGGGCCAGCCCGCCGGGCCTCGCCCGGGATACCGGACTCGCGCATCCACTCCCGAGCGGCCTCAGCCGACAACTGCGGAGACCACGGCACCGTCCAGGTGACCACGGTCAGGACCAGGCGGTCACCATCGACAGCGACGTCCGCAGCGAACGCGGCGTCTTCCAGGGCGCGCTGAAGGATCGGCCGTAAGGGAGCTGCCGGCCGCGGCGGGGCCGGCGGCAGGACGTCCTCTTCTGCATCTGCATGTGTCTGCGACACGTTCATAACCTCTTACTTGAGTGGCACATAGGGGGTGCGCCCGTGTCCGGGGTCGGACCGGAGGCAGCCGACGCGGCCGTCGAAAATCGCAACTGGCTGCGCAGCACGGGCCCTCTACCGGACATTCGTTTGCCCCCCTAGCTGGGGATCGCCCGCTGAGGGCGACACCGGCAGAGGTGGATGGCCCCGGCCTGTCCGCCTCGGGGGTTGCGGACCGGCCGGGGACCTCCTCCCGCACGGGTCGACCATGAGCCCCGTGCGGAGGTCTTCAGCTCGCGGTCGTGACGCGCAGCCCGCGGAGCCAGTGGGCGCGTGCCTGGGCCAACAACCGGTCCAGGCACGGCGCGCACGCCATGAAAGGGGCGGTCCACCCGTCCCACTGGATCGGGCCGAGCCAGAGCACCTGGACGCCGGTCCGCCCGCAGCCGAGCCAGCAGTCCCCGATGGTCCAGTAGCGCTCCACGGTCAGACACCCAGCCCGGTAACGAGCCAGCCGGCCGGGCCGACGTCGTCGGCGGCGGCCAGGTCGCCGTGGTCGGCCGGCCTCGTGGCGCGCTCGCGGGCCCGCTTGTCCGCCAGGACGATGACGCCGCTCAGGGCCCGCGCGGTGACGGCCAGGTCGTGCAGCCGCGCCTGCGCATCCGACGCCGGCGCCGACGGAGACAGCACTTCGTCGACCTGACGCAGGACGTGCAGCGCGACCCCGTGGATGTCACCGGGCTCGCGTTCGAGGTCCGGCACGAGCGCGGCCACGCGCGGGCCGAGCGCCCGTACGTGCGCCTCCAGCTCCGACAGCAGCGCCTGCGACTCGGCGGGCTCGATGGGCCGCATGTCCCACAGCACGCGGTGACATGCGACCTTCACGGCCTCCTCGGCGCCCGGCACGACTCCCTCAGCGCCCACGGACGGCTCCCTGCGTGCTGAGTAGGTGCCGCCCGTGCGCAACGAGTTGCGACACCGCCTCCGGGTCGCAGAGGTCCCCGGGCCCGTGCATCGGAACGCACCAGTACGAGAAGTGCCCGTCATGGGGACCGTTGAGATCCGGTCTCGGCACGCCCACGTAGCTGCCGACGCCAAGGCTCTCAGCGGCCGGCGAGTGCCGCTTCTCGCGCCACTCCGTCCGGGCCGCGGTGCTCGCCGGTACGAGCGCGTAGTAGCGGGCGCTGTGCTGGTCGAAGAAGGTCGGGCCGCCGAACAGCGCGGCCGTCAGAAAACCGGCCACCTCGCCAGGCTCGTGCGATCCAGCCGCCGCGTGCACCAGGTCGGCCGTCATACGGACAGCACCGAACAAGGCGCCGCACCGCAGCAAGGCGATGCCCTCCCTGTTCCACTCGGTCTGGGAGGTGCTGGCGCTGGCGGCAGACAGCAGCAGCCACGAGCGGACAGCGGCCTCACGTTCCTGCCGGGTGACAACCCGCGGCTCGCTGTGACCAGCGCCCTCGTGCTGCTCGGCGGCCTCCTGCGGGGGAGCACCACCGATGAGGGCGGGGGGCTTCGGTCCGTATGCAGTCATGTGCATTCTTCCTGCTCTCATCAAGATCACGAACCTCGCTCAGGGAGAAGGAAGCGGCCCGCCCATGGAAGAAGCCGCTAACCACCTGGCGCACCAACGCCCCAAGTCGCGAGGGTGATTGGCGCCAATACGAGTCAACGAGCCCTCGCCCCCATGCGACTATCAGTCATGCGGCACCCGCATACAGATATGCGCTGAGCGGGTACGGGTAGGCGCCCACCGCCGTGGGGACTCGTAGCGTGGAGGTACGCCGTGGACTTCCAGACAGGGCCCATCCGAGATGCGTCTCGGGCCGGGGACTACGGCCGCGTCATCGAGCTGGTCCGCAAGGAGCGACGGATGACGCAGACGGCACTGGGCCAGGCCCTACGCCTGTCGCAGTCCGCTGTGTCCCGTCTGGAGAAGAAGGGCCAGGGCGACTACAGCACGACCATCCTGGAGGCGGCAGCCGCACACCTCGCCATTCCACCGGCGCTGGTGGGCCTCGCGGCCAACCGCCCACAGCCGCAGGTGAAAGACGGGTCAGACGATATGCACCGCAGGACACTTTTGGGCGGAGTGGTCGCAACCGCGGCCACCTCAGTCCTATCTCCTACTCCTGCCGCTGACGCTGCCGACGGCGGAGGCGGACAGGCCGCCGCGCTGCGCCTGGCCACGAGCGCCTACAGACGACTCGACGGCTTCACCCCGTCCCGGGACCTGTACGACGTCATCGAGCCTCACATCCGACTCATTCAGAGCACCACCCGATCCGCGACGGCGGACGGCGACCGAGCCCGGCTGGCCGCTGTAGGCAGCGAAGCCGCTAGCTTCGCGGGCTGGCTAGCGTGGGACAAGGGAGACGCCGGCTCCGCCCGTTCCTGGTACGGCGCAGCAATCAAGGCCGCCGACACAGCCGGGCACCCGCTGCTGGCCGCCTACCAGCGGGGCACCCTCGCACAGTTCGAGGCGTACGCCGGGAACGGCGTGGAGGCACTGAATCAGGCACGCAGGGCACGGCGCTCGCTCGGAGACCGACGTCCGGCTGTCGCTGAAGCCTGGCTGTCCAGCGTCGAAGCACTCGGCCACGCGGCAGCAGGAGACCGGCGGTCGGCCGATAAGGCCCTCGTCGCGAGCCGGGCCGGCGCCGAGGCCTTGAAGGAGTCGGAACCACCGCCCTGGCCATGGGTGTTCAGCTTCACGATGGAGAAGGTTGCTGCCTGCCGGGTCACATGCGGCGCATGGCTCAGCCTTCCAGACTGGGTGATCAGCGATGACGTAGAGGCCCTGGCCACCGGCCACCCCAAGCAACGCGCCCTGCTCGTGCTGGACATCGCCGCCGGGTACCTCGCCGCTGGGAGAGTTGAGGCAGCGTTCGCCCTCGCCTCACGCGCCCTTGACGCCGGACTCGCGTCTCGGTCCGGGCGGATCGTGGAGCGAGCCCGCGCCGTGCGCCGTATCCTCACCACCGCCTCGCCTCCCAAGATAGTGCGGGACTTCGACGACCGCCTGCACGGCGTCTACCTGTAGAAGAGGGGATCACGGCATGCGCGTAGGGATCACCGGGCACCGCGGGCTCAGCAAGGAGGTAGAGCAGCAGGTGCGCGTGTTGCTCGATGAGGCCGTACGCCGGTACGACACGGACGAGTTGACGGCCGTGTCGTGCATCGCGGACGGCCCTGATTCCTGGTTCGCCGAAGCCGTGCTCAGTCACGGCGGGCGGATCGAAGTAGTGGTGCCCGCCGCCAAGTACCGCGAGGGCCTACCGGAGTGGCACCACCCCGTCTATGACGAGCTGTACCGCAGCGCAGTCGACGTCCATGAAACCGGCATGATCGAGTCGACCTCAGAGGCTCACCAAGCTGGAAGTGAAATCCTCGTAGGCCTGGTCGAAGAACTCATTGCGGTGTGGGACGGGAAGCCGGCCCGGGGATACGGCGGGACGGCAGATGTCGTCGCATACGCTGAGCGGACCGGCGTACCAGTACGTGTCCTATGGCCAGAGGGAGCCTCCCGCTGACCGCCACCGCGAACCGCTGGTCGCCGAAGCCGACACGACGAAATGCCCCCTCTCGCCCGAAGGCGAGAGGGGGCATTTCGTGCGGTCCTCATGTGATGCGGCGCCGCTCTGCTGGCAGTCCCAGCACCTCGAGTGAGGACGTGGGTGAAGGGGGAGGCGTGCCAGGATGGCTGGCGCCGTCACGTCGGCAGATCAGGGCGTCGGGGTCCCAGTCGGGCGTCTGCAGGGAGTAGCCGTCCGGGCAGGTCTGGCCGTCGCGTCCGTCCTTACCGTCTGCGCCGTCCTTGCCCGGCGGTCCGGCAGGACCAGAGGGCCCGATGGGCCCTGCTGGCCCTTCCGGTCCGGCAGGACCCGGTGGTCCTGCCGGACCGGTGATGGCAGCGCCGGGCTGCCCTGCGGGCCCGGTTGGCCCGGCTGGGCCCGGGGACGGGGTCAGTGTGGGGGCGGGCTCTCCGGGGTCTCCCTTGGGTCCCTGGGGCCCGGCAGGGCCGGGGATCGGCACCGGCACCTTCGCCCGCTCGGGGAGATCCTCTACTGCGCGCGACGGGTCGGGGGCGGCCGGGGTGCCGCCCTTGGCCTTGATCTGCGCGCGCAGGACCCGTACGTCTCCGGCCAGTGTGGAGACGGCGTCACCGCGCAGGTTCGCTTCGGCGGCGAGGGAGTCGGCACGGCGGGCCTCGGCTTCGATCTTGAGCCAGACCAGAACGACCGCGCCGGACAGCACGAGCAGGACGGCGGTCAACGCGAGGGAGCGCCATCGTTGAGCGAGGGCATCCTGGGTCGTCACGTGGGTTGCCCTCCTAGCTCGACTATGCGCTGGCGCAGCCGCCCGATCTCAGCTGTCAGGGTGGCGATTTCCCCTTGCAGGGCGGCTTTGTCGGCGCGCTCGGAAGCGAGTTCGGCGTAGGCGGCGGCCAGCAGCCGCTCGGCCTCGGCGAGCTTCACCTGCAGGGCGTTGCGCTCCTCCTGGAGGTTGTCCACGAGGGTGGAGTAGCCGCCGAGCACCGCTCCGGACTGGCTGGCGGCGTTGGCGCCGCGATGCCCGATCAGCGCGGCGCCGGCAGCTGCGAGCCCTACGACGATCGTTCCTATGGCTCCCAGCGTCGCAGCGTCCACGCGGTCCTCCGGTTGTGCAGTGGGGGGTGGAAGCACGCGCCCGGACACCGGCGTCGGTGGTCTCCGGTCGTCCGCAGGTCAGGTGCCCGTGAGGGTGGAGCCGCTGCTGGAGCTGGGGTAGTGGGGCGGTCGGGCAAGGCCGAGGAACCATCCCCAGCCCTTGCCGGCCTTCTGCTCCAGCAGACGGAACAGGGCGTAGTACACGGTGCCGAAGCCTCCGGTGAGCGCGGCCGTCAGCGTCGCGTCATCCAGGGTGATGCCGAGCCGGGCCAGCTGCACCAGGACGAAGCCGACGACGTACGGGACGGCGGTGCGCCACAGCGAGGCGAGCCAGTCGTAGATGGTCATAGGTCTCTCGATTCAGACGGGCTGTGCCAGCTGGCGGCAGCCGATGACGGTCCCGGAGGCGCTGCGGACTTCGCTGTACGGGACCAGTAGGTCGTTGCGCCTGGGGAGGAGGGCGAGGGCCACGGGCAGGGAGACGATGAGCGAGGTGCCTTCCTGCGGGTCGGGGAGGTGGTCGGTGTGGAGGTACTCCACGACCTCCACGCGGATGCCCTCGAGGTACTGGGTGGACAGCGGCAGGACGGCAAGGCGGGCCGGGGTGGGCTCGGGGTCGATGACCCGTACGAGGCCCAGCTCGAGGTCGTCCAGGCCGTCGGGCCGGTCCGCGGTGTAGATGCGGACGGGGTGGGGCGTGAGGTTGACGATCACGGCTGCAGGGCTTCGCCGAGCTTGGCGAGGGCGGCCTCGGCGCCGGCCTCGGCAGCGGCCTTGATCTCGGCGGCGGTCAGTCCGCCGCCGGCGCCGAGGGCGTTGACCAGCTTGTCGATCGTCGCGGCCTGCGCGCCGAGCTGGGCGAGGATCGCGGTGGTCTGCTCGGCGGCCTTGCGCGAGTGGGCGTAGCCGGAGGCGAGCGCGGTCTGCACCTGCATCTTGCCGTCCGCCAGGCCCTTGTCCTTCGGCCAGGCGGCCTTGACCCAGTCGGGGACGGCGATCTGGTCGGTGGGCTGCATGTCGGGCTCCTCGTTGTGCGGGGCGGTGCCGCCGGCCCAGGCGCGGAAGTCGGCCTCGGACAGGTAGGCGATGGAGCGGTCCACCGGGGTGGACGTGAACTGCCAGATGATCGGTGCTCGCCCGCTCGGACGCGGCTGCGGAGCGGCTTCGGCGCGGCTGTACGGCGCCTCACCCCATGGGTATGCGGGGTACCAGAGCGGGACGTCGGCGGGGACGCGGCCGGCGGCGATGTCGTCGCCGGACGTGTAGATGCCGACGCGCTGCCCGGGGAAGGCGACCTTGACCGCGTTGATCCAGGTGGCGGCCCAGGCGCGGATCTCGGCGTTGTTCCGGCCGGCGTAGTTCCGGCCGTCGGAGTACCGCTCGAGGTCCAGCCAGTGGGTGTATCCGGCCTTGGCGTACGGCCGGACGGTGGCGATGTAGTGGGCGGCCTCGGCCTTGGGGTCCTGGTTGGGCCAGGCGAAGTGGTAGCTGCCGCCGACGAGGCCAGCGGCGAGGATGCCCTTGATGTGGGTGGCGTACTTCGGGTCGACGGTGCGCCGGCCTTCGGTGGCCTTGGCGAAGGCGAAGACGAGGCCGCTCTTGCGCAGGGCTGCCCAGTCCTGGATGCCCTGGTAGGAGGAGACGTCCATCCCGCGGCAGGTCGCCATCAGCTCTCACCTCCCGGCCAGGTCCAGACGGCGTCGCTGGGTGCCGCCGTGGCGAGGTCCTCGGCGTACAGCAGGGAGGTCCGCCACTCCGCCGTGGCGCTGGAGTCGGTCAGGACCCGGACGTTGACGGTGGTCGGTGACCAGACGCGGGTGATGACGGCCGGCGCGATCGGGGCGCCGTTGTTCGCGGCCGGGTCGGCCGGGACCAGGACGACGTCGCCGACGTCCGGGGTCATCAGCGTGTCGCGGTTGCCGAGGAGGTCGGACACCACGTTCAGGGCGATCGTGGCCGCGGCCTCGGTCCAGGCCAGCTGGGTCAGTGCGGGCAGGTCGGCCCAGGCGGGCATCGGCAGGCCCTGGTAGTTCTTCTGGCCGGTCGCGGCGCCGTATGCGGCGTATGCGGTCTGGGCCAGCTCGCGGGGGGTCGGAGGAGACATGAGGCACTCCTGGACATGACGAAGGCCCCGGCCGGGCGGCACGGGGCGTGGACGGGAGCGGGGTCAGCTGGTGTAGGCGTACGCCATGATTCCGGCGCCGGTTCCGAACGGGCCGGCGGTGAACCCGGTGCCCGACGCGGTCGGCGGGGTCGACATGCCGGCGTCGGTGCCGCCGAACCCGGGCGAGGCCGACGCGATGGCGTCGAACACGCTGCCCTCGGCGATGATGGTCGGCTGCGTGCTGGCCTTGACCATGATCCCGAGGTAGTGCAGCCCGGCGTACGTGGTCGTGTACGACGTTGCGGTGCCCGCGGTCGTCTGCGCGATCGCGAGCGTCTTGACCGTGTTCGCCGCCCACGCGGCGGTGAGCTGGTCGGCGGTCCGCGCGAGCAGCTTGCGTGAGCTGTCGTGCAGGGTGAACCACCAGTTGGTCGGGCTGACGGCCGCGGTGCCGCCGGAGGCGAACGAGATGTTGCCGACGACCAGGCCCTTGGGCAGCCAGATGGGCACCAGGTAGAGCGTGCCCGAGGTCGGGGTCGATGCGGTGCCGCAGCGCAGTCGGGAGGTGGTCTCGTACCGTCCCGCCGGGCGCATGGCCGACTCCAGGGCGGGCAGGGGCGCCAGGTCCAGGTCCACGATGTTGGAGCCGGGCAGCGCCGTCATGCCGCCCGGGCCGGTGACGGGCGCGGCGGTGGAGGTGCTCATCGCGGTGGCCGCGCTCCAGTTGTTGCCGCTGAAGTCGTTGTTCAGGACGCTGCAGCCGGTGGCGCTGGCTGCCATGGACAGGGCCGAGGTGGCGGCGCCGCCGAGCTTGCGGACGGTGTTGCCGACGACGAGGCAGCCGGTGGCGTTGGTGGACAGCCGGATCCCGGAGGAGGCGGGCGAGCGGACGGTGTTGCCCGCGATCGTGGCATCGGTCGCCGGTGTGCTGTCCGCGCCCGGGCCGACGAAGATCCCGAAGTTGGTGGCGGTGGCATCGACCGTGTTGCCGGAGATCGTGGCGCCGACCGAGCCGGAGGCGTTGATGGCGTTGGAGCCGGCCGACCGGACGGTGTTGCCGGTGATGGCGGCGGCGTCGGAGAGGTGGGCGTAGATGCCGGTGGAGCTGGTGGTGTCGATCTGGTTGCCGGAGATGTTCGGCGCCGCGCAGTACTCGCACTGCACCGCGTTGCCGGTGATGGAGCGGATCACGTTGCCGGTGACGGCCACACCGGTGATCTTCGAGGTGGCGTAGCCGAGGACGCGGATACCGCTGTCCGCGCCGGCGCCGTCGATGGTGTTGCCGCGCACGGCGATGCTGTGCTGGGTGATCGCGGTGGTGGCCGGGTTGGGCTGGGTCACCTGGATGCCCGAGTAGCCGGTGCCCGTGATCACGTTGTCCGCGATGACGGCGCGCCGCCAGCCGTACCCGTAGATGCCTTCCTGCAGGGCGCCGTCGATGCGGTTGCCGATGATCTGGATGTTGTCGTAGGTGACGCCGGCGACCACGGTGTGGGAGCCGACCGCTCGGCCGAACACGCCGAGTCTGCTCGAGGGCCCGAAGTAGCAGCCCGTCACCAGCACGTTCCGGCTGGGGGTGTTGTCGAACGCGCCGATGCTGCTGCTGCCGCTCTTGGAGATGTCGATCTGGACTGCTTCGGAGAACTGCCGGTTGCTGCTGGCGGAGTTGTCGCGGTAGCCCTCGAAGCGGCAGTTGATCGCGCGGGCGCCGTCCGTGCTGTTGAACTCCAGGGCGTGCGCGGAGGAGGTGTTGCGGATGGTGGCGTCCTTGACCGTGATGTCCGCGCAGTGCACGAAGTTCAGGACGTCCGTCTCGCTGGTCACGGTCCCGGTCGTGCCGTCCGAGGCGTTGCCGTCCCAGGTGCCGCCGAGGACCTGGATGTGGGAGTGCCCGGAGTAGCCGGAGAAGGTCTCGCTGCTCAGGAAGTTGCGCAGCAGTCCGCTGTTGCCGATCGCCTTGATGGTGGCCCCGTACGCCCACAGGGTGGTGTTGTCGTAGATCACCAGGAAGGTGCTGACGCCGTACGTCTTGCCGGGCGGGAGGTAGACGATGCCGCCGCCGGCGGTGTGCGCGGCGTCGAGCTGGGTCTGGATGGCGGCGCGGTCGTCGGCGGTTCCGTTGCCGGTCGCTCCGGTCACGGTGAACCAGCGGGCTGCGGGCTGGTCGGTGATGTTCGGCGCGGTGATCGGGGCGGTGAAGCCAACCGGCCCGGCCACGGTCTGCGGGTCCTCGGTCTGGGTGTCCAGCTTGGTCCCGGCCGCGGTGAGGGCCTGCTGGGCGGTCTGCAGGGCGCCGGCGGCCATCTCCCGGGCGGGCTGGTACCAGCGCACGGGCTGCCCCGCCGCGTCCAGGTACTCGTACTGGATCTCGGTGACGTCGGCGGCTTTGAAGGTGCGGATCGCGCCGGGCGCGCTGGAGTTGGCCGGGTTGCTCTTGAGGGTGGCGATCGGGGTGGTGCCGTCCTCTTCGAACAGGGCGGTGACGACGGCGCCGGTGCCGGCGACCTTGACCAGCAGCGGGTAGTCGGGGACGACGTTGCCGGCGTCGTCGGTGAGGACGTCGGCGGGGGTTCCGCCGAAGGTGTAGAGCGTCATGCGGTCGGGCGCTCCCTTCAGTCGAGCCAGTAGTAGCCGGAGATGTCCACCCACATCAGGCCGGGAGTGCCGCTGTCGTGAGACCCGTCCTGGGAGTAGGCGACGAGGGAGCCGCGGGCCCCGAGGGAGTTGGCGTCCTGGTCCGGGCTGAAGACCTCGATGCGGCAGACGCCGGTCATCGCGTCGCCGGTCAGGGATGCCCCACCGTCGAACCGTGCGATCTGCTGCGGAATGCACTCGTCGGGGACCGTGCCGAGCTTCACCCCGCCGCTGGTGGGGATCAGCCCGTTGTCGGTGCGCTGGATCGTGCCGCGCAGATGCACCTGCCCGCGGTCGATGCGTGCCTCGGGCGTGGTCTGTCCGGGCTCGTATCCGGAGGCGAGGGCGAGGGGCTGCCAGTCCGCGAGCGGCTCCCACACGGTGACCCAGATGTTGGAGCTGCTGCTGACCTTGATCCAGGTGGTGCCGTCCAGGGCGACCACGACCGTCTGCGCGGGCGCGGCGGAGTACTTGGTGTTCCGGTCGGCCAGGTCGTTGGCGTGCTGCCACAGGTGCGGGTCGATCGCCTCGGCGAGGTCGGCCAGGTGGCCGGGCATGGTGGGGCCGTCGCCGCCGCCGGGAACGGGCAGCTGGGCGTATCCGAAGGTCGCCAAAGGGGGGACCTCCTCTCAGGAGAACGTGATGGTGATCTGTCCGCCGGTGACGGCCATGTAGTCGGCCGAGCCGCTGGCGTAGATGGCCAGGCCCTTGGCGGAGCCGGTCGCCAGGGCGGTCACCCAGGACTTGGGGAGCGTGGCGGTGCCCTTGGCGCCGGCGGACAGCCGCAGCAGGTCGTCCGGGCCGTCGCCGAGGGTGAGCTGCCCCGAGGGCGGTGATGCGTGGCTGTGGAGGTACAGGTGCAAGGGCCGCTTGGCATTGACGCCGGCCCCGGCCCTGCGGGAGAACGCGACGGTCATCCCGGCCGCGGTCTTGCCCGCGCACGCGTCGGTGATACGCGAGCCGTAGAACCAGCCGCCGCGCCGGTTGCCGCCGCCGGTCCAGTCACCCTGGACGGGCGTGGACGCGTAGTCGTCCGGGCGGCCGTTGCGCCAGGACCCGGAGTCCGTGGGCGAGACGGTGACGGGGCGCGGCGTGGGGACGGACGGCGTTTCGGGGGACGGGTCGGAGGCGTCGGCGACCTGAAAGTACATCTCGATCTTGCCGTCGACCTTGCGGGTGAACACCGCGGTGGCCGGCTGCCAGCCCGGCCCTGCCGGCGTGCCGGTGCCGTAGGTGGCGGCGCGTACGACCTGGACGTCCTGGGCGGCCTCGGTGGCGGCCTTCTTCAGGTTCGCGGCCTCGGTGGTGGCGGGGTCGTCGCCGAGCCGCCACAGCACCACCGGCACGCTGGACAGCCGCACGGCCACCCAGTCGCCGGCGGCGCGGTTGCGGTAGGAGTCGGGGCAGGCCACCTCCATCAGCAGCGAGCCATCGCCCAGCTGCAGGTTCACACGGCCGGAGGCGGTGACATCGGCCACCTGTAGCGAGACGACGTCTCCGCCCGGGCCGGCAGCTGTCAGCGCGGCGGCGAGCCGGTCTGCCTCACCGCCCAGAGGGTCAGCCATCACAACCTCCGCGATGTCGTACGGGTCTTGCAGGACATGGAGGCCGCGCCGAGCGTGAAGGACAGCGAGTCGATGATGTGCCGCTCCCACACGCCGGCCTTCACTTCCACGGCCACGACGTCGCCGCACTCCAGGGCCGGATTGCACACGGCGGTCAGTGACAGGCTCGCCTGCACGCCCAGGGAGTCGGCGAGCTTGGCCCGGGCCACCTGGGCGGCCTGGCCGAAGCTGGTGATCAGCGAGGACGAGTAGCGCTGCGTGCGCACCCGCACGCCGTACAGGCCCAGCCGCTGCGGGGCGCCCGGGTCGTTGACCGGGTCCGGTCCGGCGTAGGTGATCGAGGTGGGGTCGTCGTCCCAGGCGAAGGCTGGGCCGACGGCGGCCGAGCCGTCACCGCCGTCACCGGAGACCGCCCACACGTTGGCCAGGCCATCGCGGGTGGTCTCGGGCTGCGGCTGGACCAGGGCGCCGCCCACGCCGCGGGCGATCTCCCAGACGACCGGATCCTGCAGGGTCGGCACCGGGCCGACGGTGATGACGCCGCGGGCGTCCGCCCAGATCTCCCCCGCGAGCGCCGCGGCGATCCCGGTGGAGGCGCCGGTGGAATCGGAGCCGGCCGACAACACCGCCCACCGGGTGTCCGCGGCGACGACCTGCGGCACCTGGGTGTCCGGGTCGACGCCGGCGCGCCAGGCCACCGGCACGCCGGGCAACGACTCCGCGACCAGCGCGGGCACGAGCGTGCGCGCGGGCCCGGGCCCGACCGTGCGCGGCACGGGGAACGGGTCGCGCAGGTCGTCCTCCAGGCCGTCCAGTTCCACACTGACGCCCCGCGGGGTCTCGCTGGTGTGGGTGACCGAGTACCGGCCGGCCGGGAACCAGATCGGGTCGCGGCGCGGCAGCTGCACGCCCTGCCACAGCCGGACGCTGGTGGTGATGGAGTTGACGCCCTGGCGGCCCTCGGGGACACCGAGGACCTCGGCCTGCGCGCTGTAGCGGGTCTCCGCGGTACGGTCCGCGGTCACCTGCGCCGAGCCCGCCACCAGGTGGCACCGCGTCCAGGTGGTGCCGCCGTCGTTGGACCACTCGGCGTAGTACGGCCGGCCGATCGCCTGGGGCAGCGCCGCCAGGACCTCGGGGGCGATCGGCATCATCCCAGGACGCCGTTCGTCGCCAGCTGCTGATAGGTGGAGAACGTCGCCGCTACGGCGTCGTACGACCCGTAGGTGGCGGCGAGGATGTCCCAGGACCAGCCGGGCAGGCGCAGCGGCTGCCCGGTGGTGTCCGGACGGGCCACCTGCCGCACCGACGCGGTGAACGTACGCGCGCCGTCCGGGGTGGTGTCCACGGCCTCGGCCGGATCACCGAAGAGGACGAACTGGTCCGGCCTGCGGGCGGCGAGGCGGGTCTGGATGAGCCGCACCCCGGGCGTGGTGAGCAGCCGGCGCAGTACCTCGATCTGCGCTCCCTCGGCGTCCATGGTGATCTCCGAGGTGGCAGCCGCGTAGACGTCCTGGCTGGTGGCCGGATACGGCGAGCCCGCGACGTCGGCCGAGTCGATGCGCGCCGCCCACTGCAGCTGGGGCCAGGCGGTGACGGTGACCCGGGCGGACAGGCCGGGCTCGTCCAGGCTCTTGATCCACACGTCCGCGGGCTGGGCCGGCTCGTCCACCGTGACGGCCAGCGAGGACGACGGGCCGGTGCTGCCGTCGGCGAGGACCGGGGTGGCGGTGTAGACGACGGCGACGCCGAGCGGCGCCTCGTGGTCGTACGCGGCGCCCACGCCCTCGATGGCCCACGCGGTGTCCGCCGACCGCACGGGCACGGCGGCCTGGCCCGGGTCGATGCGCATGATGCGCACCTTGCGGACGTCGGCGGCCTGCGCGTACGGGGTGGCCGCGCGGTAGTCCACGCCGAGCACGACGCCGGCGTGGGTGGCGTCGACCCCGGCCGTCAGCCATCCGTCGGGGCTGACGGCCGGAGTGGGCGGGGTGATGTGCGGCGCGGACGGGTCCACGATCATCGGCATCCCTGGATGCCTCCTTTCTACTTGCTGCCGGCGCGGACCTTGCGCCGCACCTGCCGCATGCCGGCCGCGACACGGCCATCGGCCCGCTCGTCCACGTAGGCGGCCAGCTGCCGGCCGTCCTCGAGGACCAGGTACAGCCGCCGCCCGGGCGCGAGCGCACCTCCCTGCGCGGCTGCGGTGGTGGTGTACGAGGCGGGCGAGACCGCCGGCACATCGGGCACCGCGGCGTCGGCGACTCGGGCAGCTGCTGCCGCCACGGTGCTCGCCGTGTTGTCCAGCCCCACCCCGACACCGGCACCGGTCATCTCCCCGACCCACGTGGTGACCCGGGACGGCGACTTGATCTTCAGCTTCTTCTTGATGCTGTCGACCAGGGACTTGCCCAGCTTGTTCATCTGGGCCTGCAGTTCCTTCTCCTGGCTCTTCAGCCCGGTGAGGAACCCCTTCGACGCGTTCTTGCCTGCGTCGAACATGCTGTCGGCCATCGTGTTGCCGTAGCTGGTCGACAGCTTGGCGCCGGACTTGGCCAGCTCGTTCAGCTGCTTGATCTGCGCCTTGCTCGCCCCGGCGACGACACCGGCCAACGCGCTGTCCGGGCCCATCGCCACCAGCTGCCCGATCAGGTCCTGGGACAGGCCCCGCTTGGACAGACCGGCGATCGTCGTCTGGAACGACTTCGCCGTGGCCTGCCGGTCCCGCAGACCGGTGATGATCTGCGCGGCCGAGGTGGCGTCGGACAGATTCGACAGCCCCATGAAGTCGGCGGCGGTCTTCTTCTGGTCGGCCGCCGTCTGCTTGGCGGCCTCGAGCCTCGCCTGCACCGCATCACGCTGCTTGGCCAGGCGCTGCAGCTTGGCTGACGCCTGCGACGTCGCCCCGGCCAGGGCCCGGCTCGCGCCGCCCGCCGCTTTCAGATCCCGGGTCAGCTCATCGAACGCCTTCTTGATGTCCGACGCGCTCGCCGTGAGGACCTTGCTCACGGACGACAGGTCACCCGGGATGTCCTTGCGCGCGGCGGCCCGGGCACCGCTGGTGCCCTTCGCGAACCCCCGCAGCCGACCGAGCCCGGCGGCCATCCGCAGGGACGTCGCCGAGTCCCACACCGTGGCGCCGCTCGCCCCGAGCTGCATCAGCTCAGGGCCGCGCTCCCCGACCCAGAACACCTCGCCCGGCCGCGGCCGACCGCCGCCGGCGTACCCCTTGGGGGCCTTGGAGGCGTCGGCCTGCTGGACGCGGGTGATGTTGCCGTAGCGGGCGACGATGTACCGGATTGCCGCGGCGACGTTGGCGACCGGGTCCAGGATGCCCCTGCCGCGCAGGGACGCCGGAACGTAGGCGGCGAACGTCGACGGGATCGTCTGGGCCAGCCCCTGGCTGGGGTGGCCCGCCTTCGCGTTGCTGTCGGTGCGGTTGATCGCGCTCGCGTTCCAGCCCGACTCCCTCGTGATGAGGGTGTTGAGGCCGGAGAGCCACTGGCCCAGCGTGCCGGGCGGCGGCACTCCGGCGGCCGACAGGGCCGCCTTGATGATCGCCGCGTGCTGTCCGGTGGGGATCTTCCCGCCGCCGAAGGAGCTGGAAGCTCCCTTCTTGTCCGCCTCGTCGGCGTAGCCGAACAGGGCGTCGATCGCCTTCTCGGGGATCTTGGCGATCATGTCGCCGATCCCCGTCCCGAGGCCGGGGATCTTCGCCAGCAGCGGGCGCACGACCGCGTTGACACCGGCCTTGGCCGAGGCGGCGAGGGTGTCCTTGAGCCACGCTGCGCCGGCCTTCACCTTGTCCCAGGCGGCCGACCCCCAACCGGCCACCTTCGAGGCGCCCTTGCCGATCCAGCCGAACAGGCCACCACCGTCGGCGAAGCCGGGCAGCCGGCCGTGTCCGCCGGCCGCCGCCCACTTCCGCAGCGCCATGACCGCGCCGTGACCGCCCGCGCCGCGGACCTCCTTGGCCGTCCACACGTGCTCGTTCTTGCTGAGCCAGGCGGGGATGTCGTCGGAGGTCTCGGTGCCCGCACCGAACACCGGGCCGCCGGTGGCGAACTTGTACGTGCTCAACTTGGGGGCACCAAAGGCCGACGCGACCTTGTTCCACATCCCGACGATGCCCCGGTTGTACACCGTGTTGACGATGAACGAAACGGGCGCCTTGGCGATGCCCTTGACCTTGTCCCAGGCGACCTTGATGGCGTCCTTCGCTGCGCCGAACGCCTTGCCCACCAGGCCGATCGCCTCGCGCAGTTTGTCGAGGGTGGGCTTGATCCCGGCCCGGTAGACGGCGGAGATCACCGAGGCGACACCGCGGATGGCCGGGGCGACGGCGTTCTGCCAGAGCCACTTGGCCCAGCCGCCCAGCGTGCGCAGCCCGGCCGTGAAGTACCCGAAGATCAGCTTCGCTCCGGCCCAGAGCAGGCCGAGCCCGGCCACGATCCAGCCGACGACCGGGGAGATCGCGCTCGTCCACAGCCAGACGGCCCACCGGCCCACGGTGCGCAGCCCGACGGTGAAGTACCCGAAGATCACCTTCGCTCCGGCCCAGAGCAGGCCGAGCCCGGCCACGATCCAGCCGACGACCGGGGAGATCGCGCTCGTCCACAGCCAGGAGAAGACTGCGCCGAGGAGCTTGACCGCGAGGTAGATCGGCGCGAAGACGATCACGGTGATGACCGTCAGCAAGATCCGGGCGGCCGTGTCGATAAACGAGAACACCGGCTGGATCACGGCCGTCCACAGCCACGAGAACGCGGCGCCCAGGGCGGACAGCCCGGCCATCAGCCCGGTGATCGCAGGCTGGAGCACGCTGTGCCAGACGTACAGGGCGGCCGTCTGGATGCCCGACCAGGCAGCCATCACGATCTGCCGGAACGTGTCGGACTTCTTCCAGGCGACGACCAGGGCAGCGCCGAGGGCGACGAGCGCGATCACGACGAGCGCGATCGGGTTGAGCGCCATGACGCTGTTCAGCAGCGCCTGGGCGGCGGTGAAGCCGGACGTCACCGCGGTGCCGATGAGGATCGCCACCCGGTACACCGAGAACACCGCGGTGACCAGGCCGGTCGCGATCGCCTGGGCGTTGAGTGCGATGGTGATACCGACGATGAGCGCGGCTATCGGGGCGAGCCACAGGCCCCACTCGCGAAACCATACTCCGGTGGCGCCCATCGCGGCCCCGACCCAGCGCACGCCGTCGTTGAGGCCGCCGAGGGCGGGCAGCACGACGGTCTGCACCACCGTGCCGAAGACGCCCATCAGCTGGCGTTGGAGGATCTTCAGCTCGGTGGAGGTGTTCCCGCGGATCGTGTCGCCGACGGTCTTGGCGGAGCCGCCTACCTTGCCCAGGCTGTCAGCCGCGGTGGTGACGTCCATCGAGAAGAGGGCCCCTGCGAGGTCCTCTGCCTGGGTACCGAACAAGGCGACGGCCGCGGCCTCGCGCTTGACGGGGTCCTCGATGGCACGCAGCCGGTCCAGGGTCAGGTCCAGGGCCCCTCTGGCCACCTCGCCGCCCTTGCCGAACTTCGCGGCCATGGTGGTGGCTTCGAGGCCGAGGGCCTTGAAGCCGGCCTTGGTGCTGTCCGAGCCGTCAACGGCCCTGATCGCGAATTCCTTGATCGCGTCTGCGGCGACGTCGCTGTCCCGGGCGCCGCCGGCGATCGCCTGGTTCAGCAGGCCGAGGGCCGTTGCACCGTCCAGGCCCATTTTGCGCCACTGGGTGGCGTACTCGTTGACGGTCTCCAGCAGGTCGTCCGCTTTGTTCGCCGGGCCCTGGAGTCCGCGGGTGAGCTGGTCCAGGGCCTGGGCGCCGTCCTTGGCCAGGCCGGTGCGGATCATCTGGGCGGCGGCGTTGGCCGTCATCGTCAGGTCTTGGTCGAACGTCGTCGCCAGGTCCGAGACCTTGGTGGTGACCGCCTCGATGGCCTTGGTGGAGGCCTTCTCATCGATGAGGCCCGAGCCCATCACCGCGCGCACCGCAGCGGCGCCGTCCTCAAACTCGTCGACGATCGCCTTCGAGTACAGGTTGCCCGCGACCTTGCCGGCCTTCTCCGCGGCCTTGCCGGTCAGCCCCAGCTGAGCGGACAGCCGGTCGGCCATCCGCTCCTTCTCCACCGCCGACACGGTGGCCGCCACCAGGAGGGCCCCGGCGGTCGCGCCGGCAGCCGCCAGGCCGGCTTTCCACCGCTCGGCGAACCGGCTGCCCGACGTCTGCCCCGCCTCGTCGCCGGCGTCCCGCGCGGGGGCCGTGAGCTGGCGGCGCAGCTCATCGGAGATGCCCCGCACGGAGGGGATGACCTGCAGCGTGGCGTAGCCGACGTTCGGCACGGGGCACCCCCTGTTCAGTTATGTGTTCAGGTGATCTCCCCGCCGGCCAGGGCGCGGCGCCGCTCGGCGGCCCGCGCGAGGGCGGCCTTGCGCTTGGCGATGCGCTCGGGGGAGTTCTTGTCCCGGCCGCGGCCCTGGCCCGGGCGGGCCATCGGCTTGGGCGGCTTGGACTGCTTGCTGGGCTTGACGCCCTCGTTGGCGCGCTGCCAGTTGGCGATGCGCAGCTCGTCAACGGTGAGGGCCTGCAGGTGCTCCTGCAGGCTCCACAGGCCGTCGGTGTCGCCGATCGCGATGCGCGTGCGGGCGCGCGGGGGGAACTGGCGGATGTAGACGCCCAGTTCTCTCCACGTCAGCCGTGGCCGGCCATCGGCGTCACGGGCGAACAGGTCTCCGAGCCGGACGCCGTAGTGCTCGCGCAGGTCGGCCTCTACGGCCTCGCCGTGCTCCCTCAGGAGCCGGACGAGGCCGGCGATTCCCCCTCAGCCACGCCGCAGTGCCTGCGGTAGGCGTCGAACAGCGCCTTCAGCTTGTACTGAGGCATCGGCGCGGCGCGGAAGGCCGTCCAGTCGTCTTCGGACATCGCGGCCCGGAACGCGCCCACCATGGCGGAGATGTCGCCCCCCTCTGCGGCCTCCATCAGGTCCCAGACGTCCAGGTCCTGCAGGTGCAGCATGGTGAAGCGCCGGTTGGGGTTGTCCTTCGTCGCCCACAGGAACCGGAACGGGGTCAGGTCGACCTCGGCCTGTACGGCGTTGAGGTTGAAGTCGTACGGCTGGTCGTCCGGCGTGGTGTTCTTGGACGCGGTCGCGGTTCGGCTGGTCATGGGGGTTACTCGCTTTCACTGGTGCTGGTCGGGGGTTGGAGGACCTGGACGCTGTCGGCGAGGAGCGTGAGCCTCACGGTGCCGGACCCGTCGGGGGCCAGGCCGATTTCCATGGGCGCCCTCGCCACCAGCCACGGGAACGGCCGGCCGTCCACCGTGATCTCGCTGCCCCGCACGGTGATCTCCCTGGCGCGTACCGGCTCGGCCGGCGCCTTGGGCTGCTCGGCGGCACGGCGCTCGCCGAGGAGGGCTGCGGCCACGCGGGAGCGCTGGTTGCGCGGGAGTTCGTCGCCCTCGGCGATGACGCCGAGTTCGATGGCCTTGGCGTGCAGCTCGGCGTCATCGAACTGCTGCAGCGGCATGGGCCCTCCTTCGCTGCGCGGTTCGGCGGGCGGGGTACCGGGGCGCGGTCCGAACCGCGACGAACTGCCCGCGCCCCGGCGGCTGTCAGGCCGTGACCGTGACGGCGCAGGTGTCCGTCTGGCCCTGGTAGGAGGCCGTGACGGTCGCGGCCCCGGGCGCGATGCCCGTGACGAACCCCGCGCTGACGGTTGCCTTCGTCGCGTCGGACGTCGCCCAGGTCGCCTGCGCGGTGACGTCGGCGGTGGACGAGTCGGAGTAGGTGGCGGTCGCGGCCAGCGCGGCGATATCGCCATCGGCGATCGACAGCGTGGCAGGGGTGACCGAGATGGACTGCAGGACCGGGGTGGCCTGCCGCTCGAACAGGTACCCGTCGTCGGTCGGGAAGATCGTGGCGGCGATCGTCGCCGACTCGAGGTCCGTCTCGTTCTCACCGTGGTCACCGTCGAGGGAGCACTCGGCGTACTGGCTGGTGATCAGGCGTCGGACCTTCTCGCCCTCGCGGGTCTCGAACGCCACGAGCACGCGCTCCGGGCGCGGAACCTTGATGCGGGTCTCGGTGGACCCGGGCCACACCAGACGGCGGGTGGTCTCGTTGTCCTCGAGGCACGTGAAGCTCTTGGTGAGCTTGAAGTGCTGACGGGACGTGCGGACGAGGATGCCGCCCCAGGCGAACTTGTCGTCGGTGTCCTCGTCGCGGGACTCGGGGAAGCCTTCGTCGCCGTCCAGGAGGCCGACGAGGTGCCAGTCCGACCCGAACGGGACGCCGGCGTTGGCGGGGAGCGTGGCGGTGAGGTTGAAGGACACGTACACATCAGCGTCGGTCCACAGGTTTGCCTTTGTCGGGTCGCCGGCCACGGCGCCCTCCTCTCAGGTAGCAGGTGCAGGGAGCCGCGGTTCGGCTGGTGCTGGGGTCAGGCCAGTCGGGGCCTGATGTTGGCGAGGACGGTGAACGTCGACAGCGGGGCGCCGGAGACGTCGTCCTCGGCCGGGAGCGGGCCGGTGCCCGGGCGTACGCCGCGGATGACGGGCCCGGAGTGGACGAGGAGCAGGCCCTGGCAGAGCATCGCGAGATCGTGCGCCTGGTCGTCGTCCTCGTGCCAGACGGTCACCCGCAGGGTGACGCGGGCGTTGCCCATCGAGGGGTGCGGCAGGTCGGCGTCCTTGCGGACCATGACGTGCCGGAACCTGGTCTCCGGGGCTCGGCTGGCCGGCACCTTCGTACCGACCGTGACATCGGCCGCGAAGGCCTCCGGTCGCCCGGCGAGCGCGGCCCGCAGAACGGTGGCCGCAGCCGACTGGGCGTCCTCGAATACGGTCAGGGCCTTCACTGCCAGGCCCTGACCTCGAGGCCTACCTCGCCGGCGGCCCGGGTGAGGATGCCGTCGCGGGCCTGCCAGGCCATGGCCCGGACGTCCTCAACGGTGACCGAGGCGGCGCCGCGGTCGGTGGTGTAGCCGTGCACGGAGACGACTGTGCCGGCGGGGACGCGCGGCCGGACGTGCGCGGCGATCGCGCCGGCCAGGCCGTCCACCGCGCGGCGTACGTCAGGCCCGGTGAGGACCTCACGGACGCCGCGGGTGTCGAGACGGAAGGACTCGAGCATGGGGGCTGTCGCCTCCTATCCGGTCGCGCGGACCATGGTGAACTCGATGTGGTGCACGACGCCGGTGAGCGGGTCGGACCACTCGGCCACTTCGCCCTGCACCTCGAGCGTCATGCCGCGCCACTCCAGGCGGTCCAGGGCGGTGATGTCCGGGCGGGTGCCTTCCTCGGACTGCACACGCCAGCCGGTCGTCACCGCGTCCCGGGTCGGATCGGCGGCGCCACTGGATGTGCTGGTGCCTTCCGTCTGGCTGGCCGGCTGGATATTCAGCCGGTCGATCGTCAGCCGGTTCGCAGCACCGGCGGACCAGTCCGGCACCTCGTTGCCACCGCGGTCCGTCCGCGTACCCGCGCGGACGCGCACGAGCGAGTCGTAGAAGAACATCACACGTCCCCCGAGGCCCGGACCTTGTACCGGTCGACGGCCTTCGTCCATGCCTCCGTGGCGCCGGCCGCGGCCTGCGCGCCGAAGGTCACGCTCTGGCCGCCGACCGCCTTGGACTGCACCCCGACCGGGATGGTGAACGAGGCCTCCGCGCGCTCCAGGACGGCCTCCTGGATGTCACCGGGGACCTGGTCCAGGCCGTTCCAGCCGTGGCTATAGGTGACCTGTAGGCACCGCAGCCGGTTCGGCCAGAGCAGCCCGCCCAGGCGCCGCAGGATCCCGGCGTCCGACCAGCTGTAGTCGGTGCCCTCGGCCAGTTCCACGCCGTCCAGGAGGACGGAGGAGACGGCGGTGGTCGGCCAGACGGGCAGCAGCAGGGACTCCCGGCCGTTGCCGTCCAGCACCACCACGTCCTCGGGTACGTACGTGACCGGGTGGTGGACCTGCCCCCGGAACCGGCGCGTGGCCGCCCGCAGCTCGTACAGGAGTTTCGGATCGTCCGGGCTCCGGCCGAGCTTGGCGGCCAGCTCGGCCGGGTCGGCGAGGAACTCGTCAGCTGCCACCGTCAGCGGCCTTGTTCGCCGACGACGCCCGGGCCTTGTTCGCGGCCGTCGGGCGACGCTTGGCCGCGGCCTTCTTCGCAGCCTCCTGACCGTCCTGGGCCGTCTCCTGGCCGTCACCGTCCGGAGCCGTCTTCTCGGCCGGCGCCTGGCCGTCACCGTCGTCGGGGCTCGACGTCGGCATGCCGCCTGCCGCCGATGCCGCCGGGCTCGGTGCCTGGGTCTCGCCGCCGGGCTCCGCCAGCGGCTGCACCTGGGAGGTGCCCTTCTCGACCGGCTGCACCGGCTGCACGGTCGGCGCGGCGTCGACCGCCTGGTCCACACTGACGCCGAGCCGCTTGGCGTCGTCGTCGGACAGCTTCATCACGGTTTCCACGCCGCCACGCTTGACGCGGTACTTCTTCAGGGGTCCGCTCACCGCGGGCACCTCCTCGATGAGTTGGTCCACCGGCACCACGTTGGAGGGCGGCCCGCACGCAGCGTGCTCCGCGCCGCAGCACGGGCAGCGCCCTCCGGCGTTGCGGTGGGTGAACAGGGTCACGGCGCGAGCAGGCCGGCCGCCCGCAGCTTGGCCAGGAGACCGTTGATCGTCGTCCGGGCGCTGGCGAGGTCGGTGACGACCTTGTCGAACTCGGCCTTGGTCGGGTTCGCGCCGGCGGCGGCGGTCGTCGTCACCGCGGGCATGTCGGCCTGGGCCGCTGCCCGCTTGCCCTCGCGGGCCGCGCCGGCAGCAGGGTTGAGGTACGCCATGGGGATGCCTCCGATCAGGCCGCGAGGTCGATCTCAACGAACGCGGACGGCTGCAGCACACCGAAAGCCGCACGCATCTCCGCGAGGATCGCGACCAGGTTGCGGACGAAGAAGTCCAGGTGGCTGTCGGTGACCTGGATGGTGGCCTGCTCGCGGTCCCACAAAACCGCCTTGCGGAAGTCCCCGCAGTAGCCGGTGCCCGCGGGCACCGCCTCGGTCTCGATGACCGGGATGCCCCACAGCACCTGGGCGGTGCCGGCACCGGCCGGGCCACCGAAATAGAACCTCGCCTCGTTGTCCTGCAGCAGGTCCAGCGTTTCGGTGTCCGCCGGGTTGAGCAGGTAGGCGTTGGCGATGCTGCGCCCGACGGTACGGACCTTCGTCTTGGCCTTGCGGGTGGTGGTGAGCAGGTTCGTGTCCCACGCCTGCGACTGGATCCCGGAGACGTTGGACAGGCCCTCGAAGTTCTCGCCGGTGCCGTCGCCCTGGATCATCTGGTCTTCCAACTCCTCCTCGAGGCCGTACAGGAGGAACGCATCGATCAGGGTGCGGACTTGCGCGGCGTCGGAGAGGGCTCGCTTGGTGGCGGGCATCCAGTGCGCGATCGTCTTCACGGCCGCGGTGATCTTCGCGAGCGCGACGCCGGATTCGGGCTTGTAGCCGCCGCCCGGGTTGTTCACGAGCGCGCCGCCACCGCCCGGGGCGGTCGGTGCCGCGGACGACGTTGCTTCCGGCACGGGGGCGGCGTTGTTGGTCACCGAGGTGACGCGGACGTACTCCACCGTGTCGGAGGTGGTCTGGCCGGGGGTGACGACGTCCCGCAGCCGCAGAGGACGCTGGAAGAGGTCCAGGCCGACCTGCAGGCCGCGCCAGTCGTTCTGGACCAGGGCGCCGCCGGAGGTGTCGGAGCCGCCGGTGACGAGGGACTTGACCCCGAACATCTCTGACTGCACGCGCTGGTTCTTCGCGAACTGGCCGCCGCTGGCGGCGGCCTGGGCGAGCAGCCCCTTGTACTCGGCGGACTCGGTGAACTGCTCACCGAGGGACTTCTTCTTGTCCGGCAGGTGGAACCCGGACGCGGTCTGCCGCTGCCCCTTCTCGTCGGTGTGGGCGTTCAGGGAGATGTCGTCGCCGAGTTCGGCGAGCGTGCGCCGCAGCTCCTCGTTGCCCTTCAGCTTCTCGATCTCGGCCTTGGCCTGGGTGGCCTTGGCCATGTAGTCGCGCAGCTGCGCGGCTTCCTCGTCCGTGAAGTTGCGGTCGCCGTCCTGTTCGGCGGCGATGGTGATCTCGCGTGCCTTGAGGAGCCATCCCTTGGCTTCCTCGGACAGTTCCTTGATCGTCTTGGGCATGTCTCCTCATTCCGTGAGCGAGGCCTCCAGCTCCAGGAGCTGGAGGTCGGTGCGCAGACGGGCGGAGACGGCGCCGGCCTTGGCGGCGTCCTCGGGGGACGCTTCGCGGGGGTCCGGGGTGGCCTCGTCGGTGCTGCTGGTGGTGGTGTCCTCGGGGGTGTCCTGGGCGGGCGCGGGCTCTGAGGGCTGGGCGGGCGGGGTGGTGCCGCCGGCCGCCGCAGAGCCGGGCTGGCCGGACTCCACCGGGGTGGTGTCGTTCTTCTTCGGGCCGGCCGGGCCGCGGGCCTTGTCCGGGTCCGGCGTCGCGGAGGCCAGTACCTCACCGATCGACTCGTACGCCGCGGTGAGCATGTCGAAGTTCTTCTGGGACAGCACGCGGCCGGCTTTCGCGCCGGCGGCCAGGCTCGCGGCCTTCGCGGCGAGCAGCTCGGTCTCGCGGTTGACGCCGAGCAGGCAGGGGCCGACCTCGTGCAGGTCCAGGCGGCGCAGCTCGTAGTAGCCGCCCCAGGGGTGTTCGTCGTCGCTGATCCAGCCGCCCTCGGCGACGTCGTAGGCGAAGGAGAACTGGGTGACCCTCCTGCCCTTGAGGAGGCGGTAGACCTGGGCGGCGGTCTCGTTCTCGTCCAGGTCCTCGATCTGCCCGGTGACCTCCAGGCCCTGCAGGGTCTCCACGGCCTTGATGACGCGGCCGATGTGGGCGAATGGATCGGACCACTGGTGGGCCCAGATGACGGGGATCTGGTCGCCCTTGGCCGCCCACTCCTGCAGGGTCTGTGTGAACGCTCCGGGTCGCACGACGTCGCCGTAGCTGTCCTCATTGTTGAACACGCTGACCAGGGCGATGAACTGCCCCTCGGCCAAGCCGTCGGCGACGCCCGCCGCCTTGACCTTCGCGGTCACTTCCATGGTGCGCACGGCGTCAGTCCTCCTTCGCGGAGTAGTCGAGGGTGCAGTTGCAGTTGACGAGTTCTTCCGTGCGGCCCTGGCCGTCGCCGGGCCAGCGCAGGCCGTTGGAGAAGACGTCGTCCAGGGAGACGGACTCGCCGTCCTGGGCCTTGTGGCTGGGCCGCGGGTTCTTCCCGCCGGTCCGCCAGATCTTCCGGGTGAGGCCGCTCGCGCCGGCCGCGTCGTGGCCGCCGAAGGAACGCAGCTCGGTGGCAGCGGTCCGGGCCCGTGCAGTGGCCGCGGAGCCCCACGCCACCGCGGCCGACTGCAGGGCCTCCCGCCAGCCGTCGCCGCCCTCCTCCTGCACCACGGCGACAGCTGCCCGCCCGGCCTCCTCATGCTGCGCGGCGTGCGTCTGCGCCGCGGCAAGGATCCAGGCGAGCATCACCTCGGCCGACCAGTTCTCGGCCTCGGGGTTGTGAACGTCCAGCACGTCCCAGGCGCCGACCTGGGCGAGCCGATAGCCGTGGTGGGCGAGCAGCGCCTGCAGCTGCGCGAGCCGGTCATCCGAGCCCTGCGCCCACAGCGCGAGCAGATCCGGCATGCCGCCACCGTCGTCGTCGGCCTTCGCGCCCGCGGCGGCCAGGAGCGCATCTGCCTGCCGCTCCGTGAACGCGGTCAGCGTCCGCTCGAGGGCGTCCCGCTCGGAGGCGAAGGTGCCCAGCTCCGAGGGCCTGCCGGAGGCCTTCCTACGCGGCAGGCCGCCCGCTTTTGGGACGCCGTCCCCCGCGTCCGGGGCGGTGTCCCGCGGGGAAGCGAGGCCGCCCTCGGTGACGTTCAACGGGACGATCAGCGTGTCGCCGCCTTCGACGGCCGGCAGATTGTTCCTGGCCCGGGTCTCGTTCACCGTCATCCACGGCCTGCCCGTTGCGGTCGACGCGGCTGCGGCCTGGGACTCGAAGTCGCCGCGCATCTTGGCGTCCACGTTGAACTCGCAGTACACGTCCTGGTTGTCCGGCAGGTCCGGCAGCACCTGGGCAACGAACTCCTGCTGCAGCATCACCGTCCACGGCCCGAGCGTGTCCTGGTAGAGGTGGGCGTGCTGCTCCTTGATGTTGGAGTAGGTGGCGTGGTCCAGGATCCCGATCAGCGGCGGCGGGATGAAGTACGCCGCGGCGCACTCCTCCCGGGTCAGCTTGCGCGCCTCGATGTACTGGGCCTGCTCGGGGTTGAAGCCGACCGGCTTGTAGTCCATGCCGTCCTCGAGGATCGGCGTGCCGCCCTCGGCGCCACCGCCCTGCGAGAACGTCCGCCACATCTCCCGGAAGCGTCGGCGATCCGTCGCGTCCCACTCAGGGGCGTCGGCCGGCCGCACCAGAACACCGGTCAGGCGGGCACCGCCCTTCCACATCGCCTGGCGCTGCTTGTTCGCCTCCGAGGACTCCAGGATCAGATCCCGCAGCGACTCGATCGGCGACTCGCCGTAGGTCAGGTCAGTGGGCGAGTAGCCGTGGATGTGGACCACCTCGTCCGGGCCGAACTGCCGCCCGCCGGGGGTGTCGTAGTACTCCGGCGCGATCCAGTTGCCGCCGTACGGGCGGATCAGCCGCGGCGGCACGGGCAGAATCCGCAGCCTCCCATCCAGCTTCAGCTTGATCCCGTAGGCGTTGTCGTACAACGCCACATCGGACACGAGCCGCTCGATGAACCGGAACTGCGTCATCCGAGGCAAGGGCTCGGCGAGCAGCTGCGCCAGCGGGTGCTGGGTCAACCGTTCCCGGTCCGTGTCACTGACCCTGCGGAAGACGTGCACGCCGAGCTGGGCGATGTTCCGTGCGATGAACCCGATGACCGTCCGCACCTGCGGCTGGGTCCGCCAGATCGTCTCGTACTCCCACGGCTGCGCCCGGAACGTCGCCGGCACGTACGCCGGCAGCACCCCTGCCCCGGTAGTCGCCAGCTCGCCGGAGGACACGACGAAGGCCATCAGCCACCACCTCCGGCGAGGACCTGGGTGAACTCCACGCGGGCCCGCTCGATGACGACCTCACCGTCCACCGGCTGCGGAGCCCGGCCGGCCTCGAGTAGTTGTGCGTCACGCAGAACAAGGAGCGGCCCGCGCTTGGCCCACAGCACCCCGCTGAACGCTTTGTCGGCGAGGTTGACTACGACCCTCTTCCGTACAGCCGTACGGCGCCACGCGAACATCGAGCGGCCTCCCCTCCGGCCGCCTCAGACGACCATGATTGCGTCCTCTTCTCCCTCGGCGTACCGGGACTTCCGGCGCGGGGGACGGGCGAGGACCTCGGACATCGCGGTCAGCAGCGCGGACACGCCGTCGATCTTGTCGCCGGAGTTCGCTTTGTCGGGCTTCACGTTGCCGCTCGCGTCCATGACGACCGCGAGATTGTCGACACACCAGCGGACGATGGGATGCCCGCCGTGCCGCAGCACGGGAGCCTCCGGGGTGCCCCGCCGGATCAGCCGCTGCGTCTCCTTCAGCACCGGCGACATGGTCTGGAAGCCCTGCCTGACCTTGACCATGGGCGCCCGCTCGCTCACCAGATCGTTGGTCAACTGGCTGGCGTTCCAGGGGTCGTAGCCGATCGACCTGACCCGGAACGCGTCCCGGTCCTTGCGGATCTGCTCCTTGATCCAGTCGTAGTCGGCGACGTTGCCGGGGGTGGGCGTGAGCCAGCCCTCGCGCACCCAGCGCGATGCGGCCTTGGCCGTGCGCTTGTCGAGGGCCTCGAGGTTGTCCTCCGGCGTCCAGAAGCGCCAGATGGCGTCCAGGGTGCCGTCCTCGTCGTTCGGGAACAGCCAGCACAACGCCAGCAGATCGGACACTGCCGCGAGGTCCAGACCGCCCCAGGTGTCGCGGCCGTGCAGCGCGGTCTCGTCGACCATGCCGGCGTTGCGGTCCCAGTCCTCGATCCGCAGGAACTTGATGTCCTGCCGCGTGCGGATGCCCAGGTGCAGCCGCTTGAACGAGGCCAGGTCGGCGTCCGAGGACTGCGCCCGCCGCGAGGCCTTCGCGAGGTACGCCCGCGTGGGCGAGACGCCGAAGCCGGGATTCGCCGCGCGCCAGGTCTCCTCGGTGTGCGGGTCGGCGTCGGCCGGCGCGGCGAAGATGACGCCGTACACCGAGGGGTCGTGCAGCACCCCGCGGGCCAGCTGCTCGATCCGCCGGCGCTTGTTGTCGTACGGCGTCTCGCGCCGCCCGCTGTCAGCCGTGGTGATCACCACGTTCAGGGGCTGCCTGCGGGACCCGGTGCCGGTCTCCAGGGCCTCGAGCATGTCCGGGCTCTTGTGGACATGCAGCTCGTCCAGGATCGAGGCGTGCAGGTTCGCGCCGTGCTGGGCGTCGGCGACGTTGCTGATGCACTGGAAGTACGACCCGGACTTGGGGTGGAGGATCTTGTCCTTCAGCGGCTTGACGTGCCCCTTGAGGGCGGGCGCGGACTCGGCCAGACGCCGGATCGGGTCGAAGACGAACCGGGCCTGGTCCTTCGTCGTCGCCGCGGCGATGACCTCGGCCCCGGGCTCGCCGTCGCCCGCGGTCATGTAGATCGCGATGCCGCCGCACAGGGTGCTCTTGCCGTTCTTGCGGGGCACGTCGACGTACAGCTCGGAGATGATCCGGACGTACCCGTCGGCGTCGTCGTCCCAGTGCACCCAGCCGAACACCGGCGCCAGGACGTAGCCGACCTGCCACGGGTCCGGACGCAGGGGCTGCCCGGCCCACTGGCCCTTGGTGTGCCGCAGCTTGGAGAAGGCGTTGACCACGCGGTCCACGCGCTCCGGGTCGAACTGCGCGCCGGGCTGGTCGCGCGGCTCCGGCGTCTTGATCAGCGGGGGGCAGTCCGGCAGCGGCATGCCGCGCGAGAGCAGGTACCAGGCGACTTCGGGAGAGAGCTTGAGCCGCTCCAGCTCCTCCTGGTCCGGCACCTCTACCGGCACATCGCGGCGCGGGGCCGCCTTTGGCTTGCCGGGCTTACGCGAACGGGTTGTCGTCCTCGTCATCGTCGGCCCCTCTCGCCAGGGCCTGTTCTGAGCTGGGGGTCAGGCCGAACTGCGCGGCGAACGCCCTCAGCTCGCGGCCGGCGGACCGGGCGATCGTCACGGCCGGGTGCGGCACCGTGCGCGTGGTCTCCGCTCCGGACGCGCTGACGGTGACGACCTGCGTGGTGATGCCCTCCTTCGTGACCGTGCGGGTGGCCTCCACGAACTGAGACCACGTCTCGCAGTACGCGGCGAGGACCGCGCGGTCCTCTTCCTTGAGGAGGTCCAGGCGCTGCAGGCCGGGCGCCACGCGACGCCATTCCGCGGCGGCCTCCCGGGACAGCCAGGTGGGTGGCTTCGGCGGGATGCGGCGGAAGGCCGGCCCCGAGTTGACGACCCGGCCGCCGGAGTCTCGGCCGTTGCCGCGGCCGTGCAGCAGCTTCAGGGCGGCGGGTTGGGCGGTACGCCCCATGAGGATCACCCCCTGACCTGCGGGTTTACTCAGCGTGACCGGGCTGAGGGCCCATCGCGTGAAATTTTTTCTGAGACGGTGTGCGTCGAGTTGACCGCGCCGGGCCCCCAGGCGATCACTCTGGTGATTTCGACTCCCCTACCCGCTCGGGGGCTGGCTCGTCGGCCCAGATGACGGTGGCCCGGCTGTCGTCGCCGTCCAGGTGCTCCGGCCCGGTTGCGGCAACGAGCCCAGTACGCGGGTCGTCGGCGATGACGCGACCCGAGGGGAACTGGACGCCGTGGATGTCGGGGCGCTCCGGGTGGCGGCTGATGAAGCGGCGGGAGTGCCGTACCTCGTCCGGTCGGTCCTCGCTCACAGCTGCCGCCTTTGGCGTCGACCGTTGGCCCGCGCGGTCTCGGCCTTGCTCTTGTCGTCGTGGCACGAGGTGCAGGCCAGGCCGAGGTTGTCGAGGGAGCGGCGTGCTCCGCCCTCGCTGATGGGGATGATGTGGTCCAGTTCGTGTGGCCAGGTCGAACGGTCGTCGGGGTCGTAGGCCTCGGGGTCGACGGGCTCGGCGCCGCAGAGGTAGCAGCAGCCGTTGTCACGCGCGGTCACCTTGCGCTTGAGGGTGCGCCACTCGCCGGAGCTGAGTCCGTAGCGCTCGGCCTTGTTGTCACGGCCGGCCCACGGTGTCGGCTGGTGGTCGTCGCAGCGCGAACCTTTGGTGGCCAGCTCATGGCACTCGGGATCGGTGCAGCGTGAGGGCGGAGCGTAGGGCATAGCGGTACCTCCCCCTAGTGCCCCCCGGGGGGTGTCGGCCTCGGGGGCTGTCCGTGCCGGCCCGTGCATCGGTACGCGTACGCCCGGATGCGTATGAGCGACCTGCCGAGGGTGCGGGTGGGCATGACGAAGGCCCCGGAGTGGTCTCCAGGGCCTTGATCAATGCCTGTATGTGCGTCCGTTTTCGGACATGGGTGTGCGCGAAGATCGTGGCGCATGGATCGCCGCACGTCAAGCGGGGGCTGGGCGCGTGGCGCGTTGGCCCGCTCGGGTGGGCTTGGCTGCGAGCTTGGCGGCCGTGACGGCCTGGACGGTGTAGACGGGACGGCGGGGGCTGCCGCCGGCGCGCTGGAGTATGCCGCGGCGTACCCAATCGCGGATGGTGGCGGGCTCTACGCCGGCGGCCCGGGCGGCGAGGCTGGTGGTGAGCAGGCCGGGGGGCAGGGACGCGTACTCCATGGACCTATGGTGTCTCACCGAGCGTGTCCGTATGCAGATGCGGAGCGCGGTGAGCGTCGCGACTCGTACAGGAAGCTGGATGAGGTGTCTGCCGACGGGGCATCGTGGCAGCCCTCAGCGCCCTTCCGGCTGCCACTCGGTGCGGTAGTCCCGATGCCCAGCGTGCTCTGCGGCCAGGAGCCGCAGCTGCTGGCTGACGATCCGGCCTGTGGGACCAGCCGTGCCCACGTAGGGGATGACAGTCTCCTCCAGGAAACGGACGCGCATCTCCGCGGCATGCAGGTCCAGGCGGGCCTGACGCTCGGCCGTCTCACGCGACAGGCTCAGACCGGCGTCAGCTGCAGCGATCATGGCGTTCCCGATTTCCTGTATGTCGTTGATCTTCTGCGCGTACTGGGCGCGCAGGAAGGCGACCATGGCCGCCTCGTCCGGAGTCACAGTCTCAGCCTTCCCGGTTGCGCCGGTAGCTGCGACGGCTCGTCATGGCCGTCATGGCGGTCTGCCCGTACCAGCGCTTCACCCCGTGCTCGGCGTCGTCGGGCTCGGGCCAGCGGCCCCGGGTGAGGTCGGCGCGGATCGTGCCGGCCTTGATGCCGATCCCGGCGTCCTCCAGCTGCTGGGCGGTGTAGAGGCGGCGGGGCTCCAGCTCCACGGCCTGGCGCTCGATGTGCTTCCGGACGAAGTCGGCGACGGCCTGGGCGTCGTACTCCTTGTACCGGCCGCGCTTCCCGGCCGGGCCGGGCCATTCCGGATGCCGCGCCCACACGGTGCGGACGGTGTCGGGGCTCACGCCGTACCGTTCGGTGATCTCGGGAACGATGAGACCGGGTCGGTCTACCATGGTGGGGAATTCTCCTTTCTGGAGTTTTCAACTGGTGGGGCCGGCGCTCTCTCACCCCTCGGTATGCCGGGGGATCGCGTCGGCCCCGTTTGCTGTGCTGTGAGAGCGGAGTGCCGAGGTCTTCGAGGAGAGGGGCCCCGCCCCGGGCTGGCTGCCCGGGGCGGGGTGAGGTGTTACGACTCGTCGTCGTCCAGTTCGCCTTCCTCGATCATTTCGATCCAGGTGACGACCCGGTTGAGTGAGAACTCGGCCGCGTCGAGCCGCCAGGGAGCATCGCCTGCCGCCTGGATCACCACGAGCAGTTCGTAGGTGGTGAACCAGTCCAGGATCAAGCGATCGTAGGCTCGCTGGTAGCGCTCCGTGATCGGCTCGTCCTGGATGATTTCGCGGGCCCGTGCCAGGCTCAGGAGAGCCGAGCGGGGGCCGTCCTCGTCATCGCCCGGCCCGAAGGCGGGGATGGTGACGGGGATCGGAAGGTCCTCCAGCACGGCCTGGATGAAGGCGTGCGCGCCGACGAGGGCTTCCGTCAGCGTCAGGAACCGCTCCCTGTGGGCGTCGTGATCTGCCACGACATCTCCTCTCTGGACTTTTCAACTGGCTGTCAGATCCGGGGCTCTCACCCCCCGCCCTGACATGCTTAATATTACAGCACTCACAGATGGAATTGCAACACCAGCGACGCGGAAAGCGAAGCGCCCCCCGGCTGGCTGCCGGGGGGCGCGGGGTGGACTAGGCGGTGCCGTTGGTCAGGAGCCAGGCCAGCAGGCGCCTGAGGGCTTCGTCGCTGTAGATCAGGTTCGCGCCGACGCCCTCAGCCCGGGTTTCCTGGTACCTCGTCACGCACAGTACGTAGAGGTCTATGGCCGCCAGGAGGTGGATGCAGCCAGTGAAAAGCTGCATCTCCTGCAACTCACCCATGGGCTGATCCTTGACCAGTTCCGCCACCCGCTGGATGGCGGACACGGCGCCGGTGACCGGGACGTGCCGGTCGGCCGGGAGCGTGATCGGCACGGGGAGCGCCTGGCAGACGTCGACCAGGAGCGAGTACGTCATCGAGATGGAGTGCGCCAGCGCCCCCAACGTCTCGTCGTCACGTTCAGCCATGAAGCTGTCCTCTCTGTGGAGTTTTCAACTGGTGCCGGGCGGGGCTCTCACCCCCCGCTCCGACATGTCTAATATTACAACAGTCAGAGATGTAATTGCAACGCCGATGGGGTGGGAAAGGGGGCGGCCCGTAGACCGCCCCCGCCTCGCTGGATCAGGCGCGCTCGAAGCGCTCCAGCTCGCCGTCCGCACCCACGACGGCCACCAGCTCCGCCCCGGCCAGCTCCTCCCGCGGAATACCCGTCTCCCGGATGAGGCGCTGAATCGGGACCCGCTCCGGGTCCGTGTGATCGCGGTACGGCGTCGTGATCTCCGCCTGCTCCCCGAAGAGCAGCAGGACTCGGGCCTTCAGTCGCTCGCTCACAGTGTGGTCCCCGGCTCGTCTCGGAAAATGCCGCCCTCGATCTCTCGCGCGCGGCCGGCCTCTTCGGCCTCCTCGCACGCCCGGCACTCGCCGCACTCCTCGTCGGGCTTGATGGCGCCGCAGTCCGGCGCGTACTCCGTGTCGCTCATGCGTCCTCACCCTTCTTCTTCCCGCCCGGGACGGGCTTGTCCTGCGTCTTGACCCAGCCGCCGAGCGAGCTGCTGGACGTGGTCTCGTGGCCCTGCAAGCGGGGGTCGTCCTTGGGGATCGGCTGCTTGAATCCGAGTGCCATGATGGCGCTCACCTATCTCTCGTGGTGGGTGGACCGGGGCGGCCGGTAGCTGGCAGGCGGACGGCCGCCCCGGGGCTGTAGTCGAGCCGTAGTCGGGCCCGTAGTCGCGGTGTAGTTCCCGTGTAGTTCTGCAGGTCACAGCCGGTGTAGTTGCGTTACGCGGCTTCCAGCGGCGCGGCCTCAGGAGAGGGGCTCGTGAGGGGCTGGATGTCGTCCCGGTGGATGCCGACGGTGACCCCCTGACCGCGTACCCGGACGCGGGCCCGGACGGGGATGTCCCACCGCTCCAGATGGCCCCGGAACTCGGCCACCTCCATGCCCGTGAACATGCCGTGCGCGTGGGCGTGCGCGAGGAGGTCCCGAAGGTGTACTCCCTGCCGGTCCCCGATCCGTTGCCAGATCCACTCCAGGGTGGCCGCGCGGACGTCGCCGCGGGAGGCATCGGCCGGCTGCTCGGTGGGGGACTCCGCGGGCTCCGTGACGGGCCCGCGTCCGGCACGCCAGGCGGCGATCGCCCACACCCCGCTGAGGAGCCACATGAGGGCGGGTACAGCGCGGACGATACGCCACAGCAGGTACAGGCCGAAGACGAGCAGGGTGATACGGAGCCAGCAGCCGAGTGCGGCACGCCAGCCGGTGAGGTCCGCGCGGCGTCCGCGCGCGACCCAGGCGGCTGCACGCCGGGTGAGGCGGCGGGCAACGGTGGCTGAGCCCGTGGCGAGCCGCGCGGCGGGACGGGCGAGGCGGGTCACAGGACTCCCGCCCCCTGGAAGGCGGCCACGATGCCGTCGCCGAGCCCGTTGAGGGTGCCGGGGAGCCAGGCGAGCGCGCCGGCCACGCCCGCGGTGAGGCAGAAGGTGCTGCCGACGTAGGCGCCGCCGATGATGCGGCGGCGGTCCTTCTTCCCGGCCTCCTTGTAGGCGAGGACGACCAGGAGCACGGTGAGGACGACGATGGCGGCGCCGGTGGCGCCGAGGCCGACGAGCTGGCCGGTGGTGATGCTCTGGCCGGAGGCTGTGCCGGTCGTGGCCTGGCTGGTGCGCTCACCGATGCCGTTGCCGACGGTGCCGGAGCGGGAGTGGGCCCATCCGAGGATGCCGCCGGGGCACATGGCCGCGCTGATGCCGGCCGCAGTGCCCTTGCCGAACGGGGCCAGCATCTTCATGTCCCGGTTGCCCCTCCACCAGGGGTAGAGGTTGCAGACCAGGATGATCAGGGCGAGGAGCAGTCCGCCCAGGGTGAGCGTGTTGGTGGCGGTCACAGGTCGACTCCGGTGAGCAGGAGGAACGGGTCCCACCAGTGCAGGACGCCGACGGCGCCGAGCAGGGCGGTGACGAGGAGGGCGCGGGGGGCGGCCCGGCCGGTGTGCCGGTCCAGGGCCCAGGCGGCACCGATGGCCACCACGGCGATGACGTAGGCGGCGGGGACACCGGCCTCATCGCGAGCCTGGTGGACGGTGTGCGCCCAGATGCCGACCGGGCTCCGGCCGCCCGCCCACGGGGCGAGAGCGGCGAGGATCGCGGCGAGCATGCGCCAGGTGACCACCCAGTCCCAGAGCCGCTCCCACAGCCGGGGCCGGGGCTCCGGCTCGGGCTCCGGGACGACCAGGACCACCTCGTGCACGTGGACGTGCTGCACCACGGCCGGCACGGGGGCCGGCGGGACGGGCGCCGGCGCTGCGGGTGCGGGTGGCGGCGGAGGCGGCGGCGGGGTACGCCAGGGCGGGACGGCGCCCGGCGCGGGCGGTCCGGGCGGCAGCGGGACACCGGCGGGGATGATCCGGCTGGGCGTGACGGGCTTCGGGGCTGGCTGGCTGGTCATGGCGGGGTCCTGGTGGCCGAAGGGGCGGGCGTGGAGGGCGCGGAGGTAGGCGCGGGCACGCAGCTCGTCACCGCCGGGCGACGGCTGCGCGCCCATCAGCCAGCCAGCCGGATGTAGCGGGCGACGGTGTCCTCGCGGGCGTTGGCGTCGGCGACCTTGCGGACGTAGGCGAGGACTCGATCCGGATCACGGATTCCGGAATCCACGGCGGTCCGGACAGCGTCCTTGATGGTCATCGGCCCGGTGGCGGTCGGATGCGGATCGGGAGCCGGACTGTCCGCGGACTGTCCGGACTGGTCCGGATCGGCGGATCCGGAATCCGCGAGCGCACCGAGGGCGCGCAGCTCCGCGTCGATCACGGCCTCGCCGCGCTGAAGCTCCCGGCGGATCGGGATCATGGCGAGCTTGCCGTCGAGGGCGGCACGCCGCTTGGCCACCCACTGCTGGGTGCGCGGGTCGAGCGGCCGGGCGTGCACGCGCATGGCCATGGACCAGCCGCCCTTGGCGAGCGCGGACACGACAGCACCGACCGCACCGATCACCCACGTGTCGGCGATGAGGTAGCCGTGAGCGAAGACCGCGCCCATGGACACGGCGAGCGCCCACCGGCCGGCTCGGCGCGCGACCTGCGCGCGCTCGGGGTCGTAGCGCAGCAGCCACTCCACCCCCATGCACATGATCCAGCTGGCGTCGAAGGCAACCGCAGCGGCGTAGGCGACAACGGCGATCGTGACGGCGGAGAGGAGGTCGCCGATGCTGGCGGTCGTCCAGGCGAGGGAGGCGGCGACGAGGACGATCGCGCCGGCGGTGACAGCGGTGCGGACGAGTTGGTCCCAGTCGCGGGGCGGAGCGGGGACCTCGATCTTCTCGCGGTCGAGGACCATCTCGGTGACGCCGTCGACGGTGTGCGGGACGAGCCGGGTCCGCTCGATGGTGCGGGTTCTCACGGTGCTCCTCCGGGAGCGGGAAGAGGCCGGCCCCCGCAGACGGGCGAGGGGGTGGGTGTCCGCGGGGGCCGGCGGTCTGGCGGGTCAGTGGAGGTGGCTGCCGGGGGCGGTGGCGGCCTCGGTGGCGTGCTGGACCGCGGCGGCCAGCTGGTCCCGGGCCTGGCGCTCGGCCTCCGCCCGGTGCTCCGGGTCAAGCCGGTCGGCCTGGCAGGCCTGGACGGTGGCGGGCTCGGCCAGGATCCGGTTCGGGGTCCAGCGGCTCACGCGCCACCTGCGATCTCGCGCAGCTGCGCGGCGTACTCGCGGCGGACGACGGATCCGGTGGCCTCGGGGATCTCGGGGGCCGCCTCGCGCAGCGCGGGCGCCAGCACCGGGTCCATCGTGGTCGCCTGGATCAGCGCGAGTCGGCCGATCGCGGTGATCGGCTCGTCGGGCCGGTTCGCCTCGAGGCGGTCGGCCATCTCGCCGAGCATCGTGCGCACCAAGGCGGCCTTGATGGTCGGCGGTCGGCCGAACTGCGGGTGGGCGGTCGGCCGCACTGCCGGTACGGCGTCGGGCTGGGTACGCTCCATGGCGGACCTCTCCTCTTGATCGCTTCAGGACGGGTCCACCCCCCGGCCCGGAGTGCCAGCTCCGCGTGGGCCGGGGGGTTTTGCCGTTGTGCCGAGAACGACCGTAGCGAGAAGTGTGGACAATGTCCACACTTCTCGGAGAGGATGCCCTCATGCCCGAAGCCCCCGAGCGGCCCGAGCCGGAGAGGGAGACGATGACCATCCCGAAACTCGCCGAGCGAGCGGGCGTGAGCCGGACGTACATCCACCGGCTGGCGACCGACCCCGACGAGGGATGGCCGGCACCCGTCTACAAGGCCGGCAGCTCGCGCCCCCAGTACGACGTCGCATGGTTCGACCAGTACTGGGCGGCGAGGCAGGAGCGGATCCGGCAGGGGAAGCGGACGGACCTGGAGAAGCGGGAGGGAGACCAGGGTGACCGGTGAGGCGCCGACGGTCTACCACTACGTACTGACCGTGCAGTGGGTCAGTGACGGACAGCTACTGACGAAGACATTCGACAACACATTCGAACAGACGGGCGGCCTCGAACGTGCCAGCATCTACCGCCGCCTGACGAACCGGGCCGCCAAGGAGGTGGGCGCCGACGTCGTCGCGACCCTGTTCTGGTCCCTGGAGCCGAACGCACTCTAGGCCGGCCACGCACGACGCAGCCCCTGTCTCCGGCCGGAGACAGGGGCTGCGTCGTGCGACCGAGGACTACGCGGCCATGGGCTCGGCCGCCTGGTCCCCGGCGGCCTCCGGTTCGCCGGCGGCATCGGAGCGACCCCGGTCGGGCTGGTAGTGGCGCAGGGCGAGCCAGGTGTCAGGCGGGTACTGGCACAGGCACCAGTCGCACTGGACGGGCTTGCTCATATCGGCGTACAGCGGGTGCCCGCACACCCTGCCGTCCGGGTAGGCCGCTATGCAGCGGCCGAGCAGGGTCGGCTCGTCCAGGCCGCGGCCGGGCTGGACGACTTGGCGGACGCGGTCGACCAGGCGGCGGATGTCCCGGCCGAAGTCGGCGCCGGCGTACCAGCGGGCGATCCAGTCCAGGTGGCTGTTGAGGTCGGTGGCGGCGATGGCCACGCGGTGGGCGAGCCCGTTGGCCCGCGTGGGCGGCGGCCAGCCGCGGGCGTCGTAGACGGCCTCCCGCCAGTCCTCGAGGACGCCGGCGATGCCGCCGGCCGCGTAGAGGTCCAGCGCCTCGCTGTTGACGGGGAGCGGTGCCTCGGCGCGGCGGACGCGGCCTCCGTACTGGGGGCTGCCGGTGGTGCCGGGGGCGAGCCAGGCGTCGAGGGAGGCCCACATGCGGGGCAGGCGCTGCAGGCGCTCGTGGGTCGCGCTGGTGCAGTGGGGGCAGAGGCTGCCGTAGGGGAGTTCGTGAGTCTCGCAGAGGGTGCAGATCACAGCTGTCCTCCGTGGTGCTGTGCTGGTGGAGCGGGGCTGGCCGGGGGGAGCCACTGAACGTGGCCGCCGCCGTAGCCGCGGACGAGATCGGTGAGCGTGGGGGCGGAGGCGGTGAGGCCGAGGTCCTGGTCCTCGATGACGACGGCCTCACCGGCGGCTGTGATCCATCCGTCCAGCGCGAGGCGAGCCAGGTGCAGGCGGAAGGACCGGCCGCGGGCCAGCGGGTGGGTCACGGCCGGCGCGCGGGGTAGGGCCGCAGGTGCACGTGCCCGGGTGGCACGTTCGGGTCGGGTACGAGGGGCAGGCCGGTCAGCAGCCCGAGCCCGCTGCTGCTGGAAGTGCTCGGGGTGGGCGCCGACTTGGGAAGTGCGGCCACGAGCTGGGAGAGGGTGTCGGGGTGGGCGGCGATCTCCTGCACCGGGTCCACGCGGATGAGGAGCAGCTTCATGGCCGCTCCTTCGGGGTGTCGACGTCGCGGAAGGGCTCGGAGGGAAGGGGACGGCCGGTGGCCTTGGCCCACCAGCCGGCGCACAGGAGTTCTCCGAGGGGGATGTCCCGGGTGTGGCCGGGCGGGCGCCAGGCCCCGTACGGGACGTTCGCGCCGCCGTAGCCGCGGGCCGTGCCGTGGTGGCACCAGAAGGGTTCGCCGTCGGGGAGGCACTGGCCTCCGTCGTCCAGCTCGGGAGAGCCCGGCCGGAACGCGCAGTCCGGGCAGGGGTTGCGCATGACTCCGGGCGGGATGGGCGCCTCGCGGATCATGTCCGGGGGGAAATGGTCGACGTCGTTGGTGAGCCCGCTGCCGCCGCAGTGCAGGCAGCGGCCGGTGGACGGCCCCATGTCGCCCTGCTCGCACAGGGGGCAGAGGTACCGGTAGACGACCAGGTTCGGCAGGTCGGTCACCGCTCACACTCCAGACGGATCTCGTCCGGGGTGCCGCCCGTGTGCAGGTGCCGGGTGAGGTCGGAGGCGCTGTCGTGCAGGCGCTGGGGCAGGCTGGCCGCGAAGGCGTCGTCCGCGGCCCGGCGGGCCCGGCGGCGTTCGCGGAGGGCTGCCTCGGTGAGGACCAGGACGCCGAGTCCGAACAGGACGGTGGGCCAGTAGAGGTGGCGCAGGCCGGAGACGATGCCGGCGGCGGCGAGCAGCAGGGCGCCGGCCGTGGCCGCGCGCGCGTGCCTGGGAAGGGGCACGAGGATTCTCCCTTCGCGGTGGTGGCGGATGAGGTCACAGGTGGCGGTGATGAGGAAGCCGAGGAAGCACACGGCGCCCGCGGCGGTGCAGGCGAGGCCGGCGATGAGGAGGTAGCCGGGCCCGGCGGGCAGGGACTGGGGGTCGGCGGCGGTGATCACAGGTACGCCCCGGTGAGCGGCACGGTGGTCAGATCGCGGTCGCGTATGCGGCGTCCCTGGCCCCACAGGTCTGCGGTGATGCTGGCGCGTTGGGCCCGGCTAAGGCGGTCGATGCAGCGGCAGACGCCGGCGGCGGGCAGGAAGTGGCCGCGCGGGCAGCGGGCGCGGGCTGTCACGGGCCTGCTCACGACGGGCCGGGAGCGGCGGTGGGCAGCGAGGCACACCAGGCGTCCAGCACTCTCTTCGGGACCCGGCCGCGGGGCGGGCAGTCAACGCCGGTGGCTCGTGCCCAGGCGCGGACCGTGGCGGCGTCGTACGAGGGGGACTTGCGGCGGGTCTTCGGCGGCGCCAGCTTCTCCTTCTCGGCGCGCAGTTCGGCCAGGCGGGCCTGCAGCTGCTGCTCCTCGGTGGTGATGGCCGTCAGCACGCGGTCGACGGTGTACCTCTGGCGCAGCCCGGTGAGCGCGGCGCGGGCGTGGGCAGCCTGCGCCTGGACGTCCGGGTCCTCGTGCTCGTCGCCCCACTTCAGGAGACGGCCGACGGGCAGACGTTCCGGGTCCTCGTCGGCGGCCGGTGGGCGCGCGGTGACGAGCGGGGGCAGCGGGAGGTCGGCTGTGATGGCGGTCATGGGTGCGGGGGCTCCTTCGTCGTGGAGGCGGAGGCGGTCGTGGCGGGCGGCCTCGGGGCCGCCCTGGCGGTCGATCTCGTCCAGCAGCGCGAGCAGCGCGCGGACGGTCACGGCGGGCCCGGGTGGGCGGCGCCCGGCCGGGGCCGGTGCCAGCGGCTCACCGGGGCCACCGCCAGCTGCCGGGACGGACGGCGGCGCGCCGGCCGGGCCGCGACGACGGCCGCGGGCGGGGGCGGGGGCTGGTGCAGGTCGCGATGTGGGGCATGGCCTGCCACTCGTCGCCCTCGAGGCGGTCCCGCTCGGCGGTCAGGACGCGGACCTTGAGGGTGCCGGTGTGGTCCGTACGGCAGGCGAGGTTGCCCTTGGGGTCGGGGTCGGCGTTGACGGCCTGGCGGCGGCCGTTGACGGTGATCGCCCACCGGATCCGGGCGCGGCAGCCGTCGCACAGGACGACGTTGTGGTCACTGGGCATGTGTCCTCCGGTCGGTACCGGTCTCGTCGGGGTCGGTGAGGCCGTGCAGGAGCGGCAGCGTCCTGAGGTGGCCGTAGATGTGGAGGGCGACGGCCGGGCCGTGCTCGGCGATCGCTGCGCGGATCTCGTCGTCGCTGGCGCGGTCGCGCTGGCGGTACGTCGCCTTCGGCGGGAGCGGCCCGGACGTCGGCACGACCCGGTGCGCGCCGGCCGCTGCGGTGCCGTCCGGCTCCTGCTCGCTCGGCTCGGCCTGTGGCTGCGGCCGGGCGGCAGTCGGGCAGGCGGCGGGCTCCTGGTCCTCGAGGACGAGGAGGCGCTCGCGGCGCCGTTCGGCCATGCGCTGCTCGGCGGCGGCGAGGTCGGCCTCGCGGCGGGCCCGGGCGGCGGCGGTCTGCCGGTTGACCGCGCAGGTCTCGCAGTCCTGGCCGGTGGGCCAGATGACGCCGGTCTCGCAGTCGGGCCGTCCGCAACCGTGCCGGACGAGGCCGGCGCCGAGGATCCAGCGGCTCATGTCGCGGATCTGCTCGGTGGTGGCGTAGCGGCGGGTCAGCCGGTCGGTCAGCCGGTCCTCGCTGCCGCCCGGGGCGTCCAGCATCTGGCCGATCGTGCGGGCGATGCGCCGCAGCACGAACGGCCGGATGCCGCCCAGTTCGTGCCGTACGGGCTGCAGGACGCGCCTAACCCGGGGGGACAGCTGCAGGCCGGGACCGGTGTACGTCCGGCGGCCGGTGGCCGGGCCCGGACCGTCGGTCTCGGCATCCGTGCGCAGCACGCGATCGCGTCCGGCGACGGTGTCCGGCACCGGGTTATCCACAGGACGCGCGACCCACTTACGGTCACCTCGCCTACGGCGGATACCCCCACCCAGCTGCGTCTTCTCATGTCGGTCAGTCGAGTGGTCTTCCTTAGACGCGAGGGATCCGTCACGAAGATCCGGACCCGATCCGTCATGACTGACCGGTGCCGGGCCGTCCCACAGGGCCAGCTGCTCGGCCTCGGGGGCGTCCGGCTCGGCGGGCGCGGCCGGGACGGTGCGCAGCGGGTGGCGGTGGGTCTCGTAGAGGTGGCGGCCCTGGGTGCCCTCGCGGCGGTGCACGGTGAGCCAGCCGGTGGCGGCGAGGTCGTCCACCAGGCGGCGGGTCTGCCGCTCGCCGAGGTGCTCGCCGGCCTGCTTGCCGGTGTGGTGGTGCAGCATCTCCGCCAGCTCGGCGGCCGTGACGGGGATGCGGCGGGCGGTGGCGTAGGCGAGGAGCGCGTACAGGCGCAGCAGCCGCGGGGTGAGGGCCTCGGCCGCGCGTACGGGTATGCGCACCCACAGCTCCCCGTCGGCGAGCGGCCGGGTGGTGCGGTGGGCGGAGTCGCCGGTGCCGCCGCGCTTCGTGCGGCGGGTGGTCGTGACCTCGGCCAGGTGATCGACCGGGTCCGGCTGGGTGAGCAGGCGCAGGGCCCGCTCCACCGCGGACTTGGACATGCCGAGGTAGGTGGCGAGGGTTTCCACGCGGGCGGTGCAGCCCTCCGGGCGGAGGGCCAGGGCTGCGACCTTGACGTAGACAGCCAGGGCTGCGTCGCTGTACTGGCTGCCTACGACCAGGCGCAGGGGCACGCGGACGGTGCGTCCGCCGCTGGCGCTCGGGCACACCCCGTCAGCCGCGGTGTGCGGCTCGGGGTGCGGTGCAGCCTCGGCGGCTGCGAGCGCGACGGCGGACATGGAGGGGCCTTAAGGGACGTGGGTCAGGAAGGGGAGCCGGCGGAACGGCCGCAGGTGTGCTCGCGGCCCTGAGAGCGCGCGCCGGCCTCGCAGCACGGGGCGTCGGGGTCCCGCCGCTCGGCGAGGTGAGCCAGCAGGGCCTCGCGGGCCCGGTCCCGGGCCGCGAACATCTCCTTGACGAACTCGGCGCCGGCCTCGGAGCCGCCGGCCAGCTCCATGTGCGCGAGGGCGACGCCGAACAGTTCGGGCGCGAGGCAGCTGTACAGGAGGATCGCGATGTCCTTCGGGGGGAAGTCGCGTTCGTCGTACAGATGGAGGCTGAAGGCGGGGCTGCCGTGCGCGCAGCGGTGGGCGAAGTTCATGCCGACGCCGCCGTTGGTGGCGAGGAAGTAGCCGCTGGGCTCACTCCGGCTGAGGTGCATAAGGGGCCCTGTCTGCTGGGTGGTTGTGGCGCTGGGCGGGCGGGTGCTGACACCGCCCGCCCAGGCGTTCGGGGGGGGGTGTCAGGCCGTCTCAGCGGCGTGGCGGTTGCGCACCTGCGCCAGGACGGCGTCGGGGATGAGGAGCTGGTGGACGCGCTGGCCCTCGCGGGGGCCCGTGGTCAGTGCCCGCTCGGTGAGCCAGCCGCGCTGGGTGAGGATCGTCAGCTGCACGCGGACCTGGCCCTCGGTGAGCCCGGTGTCCGCCGCGAGCCCGGCCGGGCCGTGCTCGTGCTTGTTCACCAGCCCGGTACGGAAGTTGGCGTACCCGAGCAGGGTGAGCGCCACCAGGCGGGTCTCGGGGTTCATGCCGCTGATACGCACGGCCTGCAGGAACACCTGCCGGAAGATCTCGCGCTGGCGGAGGTTGCCCGGGGCGCTGTGGCGGGGGCGCTTGGCCGGCCGGGGCCGGTCCTGCGGCACGGGCGCGGTGCGGGCAGCAGGCGCCGCCGGTCGGAGCGGGGCGGGAGCGCGGTGGGCGAGGACGGCCGGGGTCGGGATGGCGGGTGCGGTCATGGGACGGGTTCCTCGTGCTCGGCGGGGCCGGTGGGGTCGGCCGCGCGGGGTGCGGTGTCAGGTGGGGGCTGACGGTGGATCGGCCAGCCCGGACCCGGAGGGGTCTCGGGCCGACCGGCAAGGGCGTTGGGGGTGTGGAGGGCGCAGCGCCAGCCGCACGGGTAGAGGCGGCTGCCGGGTGCGTGCTCGGCGGCACGGATGCCGCACAGCCCCGCGGCGCCCGGGATACGTCGGTCGTCTGCGCTCACGCCGACGCGCGGGTGGTGAGCGCGAAGGTCAACGCTCTCTCGGCCTGGACGCCGTAGGCGTAGGCGGCATCGGCCAGGCCGACGGCGACGTCCAGGGCGGCGTGCATGGTGTTCGCCTCGTGGTCGGCGATGTACGCCTGGCGGCCGATGTCCTCGGCCTCGGCACCGGCGGCCAGACACCGCTCGTACGCGCTGCGGGCCCGCTCCAGAGCCGCCTCGCCGGCGTACCGGCCCAGCTGCAGCTCGGGCAGCAGGCCGAACTCGCAGGCGCTGTCGGTGTCGACGGCGAACGCGACGCGCGCGGGCTGCTCACCGGAGCGCACCTGCCGCACCGCCCAGTTCGCGCCGTGGGCGTAGGCGAGGGCCGTCTCCTCGTACAGGCGCTGCAGCGTCTGCTGCGTCTTGAGCTGGATGGTGCCGATCCGGCTCAGGGCCGCGAAGTGCGGCTCCTGTTCGGTGGTGTAGCCGGGGTGGCGGCGGTCGACCTGGCCGTCCAGCAGCTTGATCCGGTCGAGGTCGACGTGCTTCTTGGCGATGACGGCGGCCTGGTAGGCGGTCTGGCACTCGCGGGCGGCGGCGCCCAGGGCGTAGACGCTGTCGGTGAGGCTGTCGTGCCAGGGAAGGGTGCGCTGGGTCATGACGCTCCGATCTGGATGGTGAGCAGGAGTGGATGCGCGGCCGGTCACCGGCGGCGCGGGCGGTGCTTGACACGGCCGGGGGTGTTGGCGGGCGTCTGCCAGCCGTGGCCGAGCCGCGGATCGCGGGCCGGGTTCAGCCGGTAGAAGCGGGCGTTCTCCGGCCCGAGCGCGAGCAGCAGGCCATCGGCGACGAGGCGGCCCAGGTCGGCCCTGGCCACGGTGCGGGTCACCGGCCAGCCGTTCGCCCGGTACCAGCGCAGGGCCATGCCGGTGGTCCAGTCGCCGGGCTGGGCGCGGATCGCTTCCAGAAGTTCCTGTCGGCGGGCGCGGCCGGCGGCGTCAGACACCGGCCATCACCTCCGTGCAGGTGTGGCGCTCCCACGGCACGGCGAGGCTGTCCGCGGTCCCGTGCGAGGTGGTCCGGCCCAGGGCCCGGCCGCACTGGCAGGTGCCGAGCAGCTCGAACTCGGTGCGCTGGACGATCAGTGCGTGCCCGCCCGCCAGCGTCTCCGGGACCGCCGGACTCTGCCCGCTGGCGTGGGGCTCGCGGAACGCGCGGGCGATCAGCTCGGCGGCGGACCCGGCCGGGTAGCCGGCGGCCTGCAGGACGGCGAGGATCTCGGCGCGGACAGTGGACTCGCCCGTCTGCTGCTGGATGCGGCGGCGGGTGTCCTTCTGCAGCGCGCTGTCGATCGCCTCGGCGAGGACCTGCGGGGAGGCGGACCAGGTCGGGACGGTGGTGCCCGGGCCGAGGAGCTGGACGACCGAGCCGCGCAGCTCGTACGCCAGGGGCTGGCGCACGGGCTGCGCGTGGCGCAGGACGGCGGCGATGGTGTCCGTGCGGGACATCAGCGGCCACCGCCCGGGCGCCTCGGGACGGCGCGCAGCTCGGCCCGGGTCCGGGCGAGGACCGTGCAGCGGCCGGGGCAGAACCAGTGAGCGGGCGCGCCGTCCTTGCTGCCGATGACCTTGACCATGCCGGGCGTCGGCGGCTGGCCGGTGGTGGCCGGGCTGCCGCAGCCGTCGGCGGTGCACACCTCGAACGGCGTCATGGCGGCGGCCGGGCGCGTCTTGCCGACCTTGCCGCCGTTCCAGGCGAGCCGGGCGCGCCGCTGGGCCTCGCTGACCTCGGGGATACGCGGACGCTGTGCGCGGGAGGGCATCACGCCTCACCGTCCTCGTCCCGGCCGGCCGGGGTGAGGGAAGCGGCGAAGGTGAGCGCGGCGGCGGCGAGCGCGGCCAGCGTGGGCAGCAGGACGGCGGTCATCAGCGCTCACCGCCGTCCGTCTTCCCCTGCTCGGCGCGCCAGGCGGTGGCCTCGTCGTCCGACAGAGTCCGGGAGCCCGAGACGTCCACCGACACGCCGTCGATCACGGCGCTGCAGCGGGCGTCCTCGTACACGAAGGTGCCGCCGCGCACCTCCACGTGCAGCTCGGTGGCGAGGACGGCGGCCCAGGCCCGGGCCCCGTCCACACCGTCAGCCCGGATCTCCAGCCGGGCGCTGGCCGACGGGTCGTCGTAGGAGGCGGCGGAGCTGTAGGCCGAGCACGACGCACGCTTCACGGTGAGGTGCGGGTGCTCGAGGTGTAGCTGGCGGGCGACCTGTCCGGCCCGGAACACCGCGGACTCGAAGTGGACCACCGCGGTCAGCAGGTGGATGGTGGATCCCTGCATCAGACGGCCACCACCAGCGGCTGCACCGGGGCCAGCTCGGCGTCGGCGACCCAGGCCGCGGCCTCCTTCAGCGTGGTCAGCCCCCGGGAGGCGTAGCGCCAGCGGAGGATGGACACCTGGTGGGCGCCGTCCGGGTCCGGGACGGCCCCGGCGATCCAGAGCGGGGTGCCGGCCGCGTCGCGGTAGCGGGTGATGAGCCCGTACAGCGTCTCGCGGGTGACGGTGGCCGCCTGCCGGGTGACCAGGTACTCGCGCGGCTCGCCGCCCGGGATCGAGGGGCGGCCGGGCCACAGCCACACCTCGCCGACCCGGGCCGGGGGCTGCCCCCAGCCGGTGAGGGAGGTGTGGGTGCAAACCTCGGTCAGGGCCTCACCGCTGATGACGTAGACGGTGTCGCAGTCCCTGCAGAGCAGGCGCAGCTCCACCCGGCCGAAGGTGTCGGCGTGCGTGCAGATGGCGTGCGTGCAGGTGTGGTGCTCGGCGGCGGTGCTGCCCGGGCGGACGCCCTCGCTGCGGCGCACCTCGGCCGCGTCCCACGTCGGGTTGGGGCAGGTGGCGGTGTGGGTGAGCGGGTCCCACCCGAAGTACGTGTCGGTGATCAGCGTCGTCATGCGGCTTCCTTGCTGTGGCGCGCGCGAGGGCGTACGCGGGGAAGAGGCTGGGGTCGGACGAGGGTCAGCGGTGCGGCGTGACGGGGGCTGCGCTGGGGAGCGCGGGCGGGCAGCGGCGGCGCGCTCGGGCGCGGCGGCAGCCAGGCCGCCCGGGCCTCGGGCAGCGGGCCCTCGTCCAGGGCGACCTTGAGCAGGGCGAGGAACAGCGCGCTGGCGCCGGTGCCGATGCCGCCGCAGGCCAGCCACTGGGCGGTGGTCGCGGGCCCGTTCACGGCGTCGCCGGGGCGATCAGCCCCATCAGCCGGGCCACGGCCTGGTCCTCGTAGAAGGCGCCCACACCCTCGCCGCGCAGGTGAACGGTCGCGCCGTCCTTGCTGCCGGTGGCCAGCGCGGTGGTGCCCTCCACCGTGACCGACCTGGCCGGGACCGACAGCTGCGTCAGCCACCACTGCCACTCCACCGGCGACGTCGCGCCCACGGTCACGATGACGGTGTGGGCGTCGCGGATCTCGATCCCGGTCACGTCCGACTGACGGCGGACCTTCGCAGCGACGGTGCCGGCCGGGGTGTCCAGGTCGACGTCCAGGCCGCGCCGGGCGCGGACATCGTCGTCCACGAACACCGCGGTGTCCTCGCCGCACAGGTGGACCGCGACACCGTCCACCTCGCCCATGGCGTAGGCGTACGAGCCCTGGACGGTGACCGACTCGGCCGGGATCGCGCACTTCTCCAGCCACCACTGCCAGGCGGTGGCCGTCCGCGGGCGGATGGTGAGCCCGAGGTAGGTACCGCTGGGGATATCGGTGACCCGGACATCGTGGTGCCGACGCAGCTGGGCCGCCAGGGTGGCGGCCGGGGAGTCGTGGTCGACGTCGGTCGCGATGCGCGTGGTGCAGCCGGCGTACTCGGTCGTCGCCACCCCGGCCCGCTCGTCCACCACGGCCACAGGGGCCAGCGCGTAGTGGACCGGGGCGTCGTCGGTGGCCGTGGCGAGCGCCTCAGCGAGGAGCGCGCGGACGGGCCCGGACAGCTCCAGAGCGAGAGCCCTGGTCTGCTGAGCATCCAGCGGGAGCGCGAGGAGCGTCACCGCAAGCTCGAGGGCGCCCTGCAGGCGGACCGTAACGGAGGGGTCCTGGCTCACCGGACACCACCCAGGACGTCGGTGTCCGCGGCGATGTACGAGCCGGTCTGCAGCTCCTCGATGGTGGCGCAGGCGCTGCACAGGTCGACCATCTGCTGGTTCGGCACCCAGTGGCAGCCGCCCACGCAGGGCGCGTTGGCGGTGCAGCCGCAGCGGACGCAGCGCGCCTCGTCCTCGTCGTCCAGGCGCTCGGTGGCCACCGGCTGCACCGGGGTGATGGCGGCGGCCTGGGCCAGCGGACTGTCACCGAGGGGCACCGGGGCCGATACGGCGCCGGGCGACGCGTGGGCGGTGGCCGTGGAGCACTGGTCCTCGAAGGCGCGAGCGGCCTCCTCGGACAGGAGGACCTCGGCACACACCGGGATGCCCTCCATGACGGCACGGGCCTCGAACCAGTACCCGGACCCGTTAGGGCTGCGCCGGGCCTCCACGTCGGCGATCTCCGCGACCTCGAGCACGCCGGCGGGCTCGTTGGTGCCGAAGTTCAGCCGGACGCTGAAGCCGCTCAGCTCGCCGACGACGGTGACGGACCGGGGCAGCGTGCGCAGCTGGTGGACGATGCGGTCGGCGAGGGCGGACGCCTGCTTGTAGGCGGCGCGCTCGGGAGCCTGCCCGCTGTCGTCGGTGGGGGGACGGGGCGTGGGGGCGGTAGCCTGATCCACGTGAACCTCATTTCAGATGGGTTGAGGTGAGGTGACGTCTCAAGCGGGGTCGTACGGACCGGGCTGGGTCCGGGCGGCCCCGTTTGCCGTGTGATGGCCGGCGGTCAGACGGCGGCCTTGGCGAACGGCTCGACGGCCGTCCGCGCGTTCTCCTTGCGCAGGTCCTCGGCGGTGAAGGTGATGCGTCCGCCGTCCCGGTGGTGGAAGATCTCGCGCTTGTAGCACTTCTGCTTCAGGACACGGGCGCTGCGGTACGGCAGCAGCCGCATCTCGATGACCTCCTCCGGCGTCCACCGGCGAAATTCGGCCTCGGGCAGGGCGAGGTCGGTGGCGGGGGGGTCGGGCCTGGTGGGGGTCTGGGTCGTGGCCTTCCCGGTCACGGCTTCTCCTTGAGTTCGAGCCACTCTTGCGGGACTTCGAGCGCTGATGCGACCTGCGCGACCTTCTGTTCGGCGGTCTCCCGGATCTCGCCCCTCTCGAGCCGGGAGAGATAGCCCCTGTTCAGGCCGGTCCTCTGCTCCAGCTCACGAATGCTTACTTTGCGGGCGTTGCGGATGGCGCGCATTGCGGGTCCGTCAGGTCTCACGCATGGAATGTACGCACACTCTGCCTACATCGTCAAGCACTCTGCCTCTCCATCCGCTTGCAATGCAAGCAGAAGAGGGGGCGCGCGTGGCGCGCAGGGGGCGCACGATGCAACCCAAGGCGGGCAATGCGCGCAATAAAGAGCAGGTCAGTGCGCCGAATCTGAGCTATGTGCGTGCAACCCGATGCGGCATGATGGGTGTCCATGGACCAGGACTTCGTACGGCTCGGCAAAGAGCTGAAGGCCGCACGAGAGCAGCGCCGGCCCCGGATGACCCAGCCCGAGGCGGCAGCCGCCCTCGGCGTCGGGCGCAGCACGATCCAGAAGATGGAGAGCGAGACGGGCAAGGCCGCCCAGGTGACTCCCACCACGGTGCGCAGCTACGCCCGCCTCCTCGGCTGGACGGACGACTCGGTGGACCGCGTCCTGGCCGGCGGAGATCCGGTCATGGCCGGGAGCAGCGCGGAAGCGCCGGCCGCAACCGGGGAGCCGCTCGGGCTCACGCCCGAGGTGGAGTACGAACTGCGGTCGGGCGAGACCTTGGGTTCCCAGGTCATCAGCCTCGGGCCGGAAGAGGAGGACGGGCACATCATCGTCGTCCTCAAGGGCAAGAAGGGGCTCGCCCCCGAGAAGATCGAACGCATCCTGGAGCGCTATGGGCGTGCGCGTCCGCGTCTGCAGGGCCTCGCCGCTGATGTGGATGAGGTTGCAGACTCTTAGCGGGATCTGTGCAGGCCACTGGCGCTAAAGCGGTCTGTATGGTTGCATGCACTCACCGTCACCGAGAGGGGGGCACCGCTCGGCGAATCGGGGATGCAGTGGATTTGACGATCGAAGTGGAGCGGGTGCCGGGCGAGTACTTCACGCCCTACATCAAAGATCACGACAGTGGATGCGTCTTCTTCTTCCACGAGGACGACATCACCGACGAGGGCGCCGACGCCTTCGCAGAAGCGTTCACCCAGCAGGCCATCAGATGGAAACCTCGGCCGCCCAGCGCACCGCGCGGGCCGCAGATCCCCATCTGGATGGAACTCCGTGCAGACCTGCCGGACGACTGCGCGGTCATCGTGGACGACCACCCTGACTACATCAGGTACCTCGTCCGCCGCGGCCTGATTCAGCAGCGAGCAGCAGACGAGATCACCCGCGTGCAATCCGAGCGATCGCCTGACTGGGAACGCACGCCCGCGCGCTACGTCGCGCGCCTCCGGGCCCTCTGAGGAACGCCGGCGCACCAGGGAGGGGCACAGCGGTGGCCTACGCCGAGAAGGTCTACAAGGTCAGGAACGGGCAGAAAACCAAGGCGTTCACCTGGCGGGCCAGGTACCAGCGTCCCGACGGCACGACGGGGAGCGAGCCTGGATTCCCGACCAAGAACAAGGCGGAGGAGTGGGGTAACGAGCAGGAACGGAAGATCAAGGAGGGGACCTGGATCGATCCGGAGCTGTACCGCTCGCACTTCGGCAAGTTCGCCCGGAAGTTCATGGCCGAGCGGCCCAAGAGGGGCCGCACCATGGACACCCGGTGGGACAACCTCGAGAAGTACATCCTGCCGAAGTGGGAGCACGCCCCGCTCATCTCGATCACCTGGTTCGACGTCGACTCCTGGCAGATGACGTTGCCGTGCGACGACGTCACCAAGGGGCACTGCGTGTCCCTGATGTCGACCATCCTCACGGGCGCCGTGGACGCCCGGTGGCTGCCGCTGAACCCGATCCACGGTCGCCAGCGCACCAAGGCCGTGAACCACACCCCTGCGCTCGCGCCGGCCGCGGACGACGAGGAGAAGGTGTTCACCGCCGAAGCGGTGCTGCAGGTCGCCGAACGCCTCGGCCCGGCCAAGGGCCTGCACGTCATCACCACCGCGTGGACGGGGATCAACTGGGGCGAGGGCCTCGGGCTGCAGCGCGAGCACCTGCGCGTCCGGCGCCAGCCGTGGGGCAAAAGCACCTGGTCGTGCTGGGTGCTGCGCGTCGTCCAGGAGGTGGCCGAGTACGAGGAGCGCGACGAGCGCGGGAAGAAGCTCGGCACGGTCCTCCGCCTGGAGCCGACGAAGAACGAGTACCGCGTCCGCGACCTGGACCTGCCGCCGTTCCTGTCCCGGCTGTGGCACTACCACCTGGCGGACTGGCCTCACGAGTGGATGCTGAGCACGCCCAACGGCAAGTGGTGGCGGCGCAGCAACTGGCTCAAGCAGCTGCGGCCGGCAGCCGACGGCCGCGAGGAACGGCAGAAGCGCCAGGGTGCCTCGTACCGGCCGAAGTGGGAGCCGATCGCGCCGGGGATGACCATGCGCGGGCTGCGGCACACCCACGACTCCTGGCAGGACCAGATCGGCGTGCGGGCCGCGCTCGCCTACGAGCAGGCCGGCCACAAGCGGCCCGGCATCAAAAGGGTGTACCAGCACCCGACCCCGGCGATGCGCCAGGAGCGCCTCGAGGGCCTCGAGGAGATCTTCTGGACCGCGATGGGGAACCTGGGCTGGACGTCGCTCTGGGGGCGGGTCAGCCTCGTGAAATCTCCTGCCGAAGATGATCTCCTAAATTCCTCCCAAACGATCTCCATGGAGGAGTACCGTCGGGCACGGCGCGGATATAGCAGCAGGTCAGAGGCTATGTGAGCCCCCCGGAGGGCGGATTGGTGAACCAGTCTCCTAAAGCGGGTGTCGCAGGTTCGAATCCTGCCGGGGGCACCAGGGCAAAGGCCCCGGACCGATCATGGTCCGGGGCCTTTGACATGCACGTCCTGACATCAGCACGGGTGTCTTCAGCGCACCTGCCTGGGGAAGGGCACCGGCGGAAGTACGGCGTCCGCGCTCGGTGCGCGGGATCAGCTCTTACGGGCTGCCCCGTCCGGCCAGACCACGTGCACGGGAATCCCTGCGGCCCGTGCTTCGAGGACGGTGTCGGCGGTGCCGCCGCCCTTTCCGCTCGGCGGGGCACCGTTCCAGACGGCCACGAGTCGGTCGGCTCGTTCGAGAAGGACGGCGTTGGCGGCCTCGTACGCCTGCCGGTCCGCGGAGTCGTTGGGGAGGACGAGGACTTCGTCGGCGGCTTCCACGAGATGGTCGAAGAGGGCCGCGTGGTCGGGCTTGACCTTGTTCTGGCGGTAGTCCCGGGAGGGAATGACGACAGTGAGGCGTCCGCCGGCGGCGAGGACGGCTTCGGCGAACAGGGAATCGGCGCCCTTGGCGATGCAGGAGACGCCGACGAGGCCGCCGTCGTCGGCATACTGCTTGAGCAGGTCGTCCAGGGCGGTACGGACCAGCGGGACGGTGTCCTCGGTCAGGTCCATGTGCCCGGTCACCGCGATGGTCGTCACGGTCGTCGTTCTCCTCTTTCGGGCCGACAACAGGTCGTCTTCAGGGCGCCGGTGGGTCGTCTTTCGGTGCGCCGATGGGTCGTCTGTCAGGTCGACAACAGGTCGCGGATCCTATCGCGGGCCTCGCGCACAGGCCGGGCCGCGCTGTTTCCGACTGTGTACGGGTACAGCTCACCGAGCTGGGCACGGACCCGGCTGGACCGCGTCGCACGGGCCGCGTCCACCGCGCGGTGAGTCTCCTCCACGGCGCCGGTGAGGTCACCGAGGAGGAAGTGGCACTGCGCCAGACCGATGCGGTCGAGGGCGTGACTGCGTCCGGCCTCCGGACCGCGTCGGGCCAGGGCCCGGCGGATCTCGGTGGCCGCTGCTTCCGCGTGCCGCTTGGGGTTCTGGCGGGCGAGTTCCAGGAGACGGCCGCCGGTGGTCCCGGCGAGTTCCGCTTGGTCGAAATAGGCGATCCAGTAAGGCTCTTCGCTCTTCTCGGCATCGGCCAGGGATTCGGCTGCCTGGGCGGTGGCGCGCTGGAAGGCGGCGGTGCGGCCCATCGCGGCGTACGCCCACGCTTCGCGCGTGTGGAGCAGGGCACGCAGCCGGGGACCGGCGACCTGCCGGGCGCCGTCCTGGGCGAGACGGACGAGTTCGAGGGCGTCCTGCGGCTGGTCGCCATAGAGCATCTGGCGAGCCATGCCCGCGAGCACGTTGGCCCCGAAGACCATGTCGCCGCCGGCATGGGAGGTGCGTAAGGCGAGGAGGTAGTACTGCTGGGCGCGGCGCTGGAGTCCGGTGTCCCAGGCCATGGTGGCCGCGATTCCGGCGAGCTGGGCCATCACCTGGTAGAGGCGCTGTTCGACCTGGGGTGCCTGGTGCTCGTCGAGGTGCGCGGCGACCTCACTGAGCTGGCCCAGGACTGCCTTGCGGCGCAGGCCACCGCCGTACTTGTGGTCCCATGCGCGGAAGGCGCGAGCCGTGGATTCCAGTTCCTCGATCTCCCGTATTCCGAGTCGACCGCGCCGACGCGGCCGTTCGGCCTCCGCAGGGGGCTGGAGCCAGCCTTCCAGCGGGTCGAGCAGGGCGGCGCCGGTCAGGGCAGCCCCGGCGAGAACCCGGGACACCGCGCGTCGGTCCATCACGAGATCGCTCCTCGTCAGGTCTGCGGCCAGGTCCACGGTGGCGTCGGGCCGCCAGGGAACCTCATCGGCGTGTGGCTGCTCCCCCGCTTTCGGCTCCGCCGACGCATGTTCCTGCATCGGTCGGCTCTCCCACGGACGTGGCGCGAGGCCGAGGAGATGGCCGGGGATACGCAGCCCGTCCGAGACCCGGCGGATGACCTCGAAGCTGGTGATCTGTTGCTGACCGCTGATGATCGAGGAGACCTTGCCCGGAGTGAGGTGGCAGGCGGCGGCGATGCGGTTCTGCGACAGGCCGCCATACTTCTTGATCAGGGAAAAAGCGGCTGTGAAGTCATGCTCCGCCAAGGCTCGGCGGCAATCCTCGCGTTCGAGGACTTCAGGTTCGAGCGGGCCAGGGGCAGTGGCATCCATGGGACCGACTTCCGGTGCGATCGTAGGCGCGATCGATTTTCTCTTCCGATCCGGGAACGAGTCCATTCCCGCCTCGGTAACACCCGCTGGTCATACCGCACTTGGTCCCGCCCGGAAACGCTGGGTGAGCACCCGAACTTCATCGGTGACCGGCCGGTCGCGGGTACCGGCCGACCTGCCTCCAAGCGGACGGAACAGAACCATGACCACCCCCCACTCATCCCGGTTGCGCCTGCCCGGAGCGCGCTGGGCACGGCACCTGAGTGAACCGAAGCTCTTCGCGGCCGGCCAGGAATGGGACGTCATCCGGGTCGAAGCCGACCTGGGCGTAAGAGCCGTACGTCTTCTCGAAGCCTCCGGCACCCCTCTCGGGCCGGTGCTGCACGACCAGACCAACGACCAGGCGTACTTCCTCGTCCCTCCCGGCTCCGCCCGGACATGGCGGCACGAGCGAAGCCGAGCGCTCGGTCACGGCTCGTGGGTCGTACTTGCTCCGCCGGGCTGGGAAGGCGGCCTGCTGCGGTGGATGAGCGACCCCGCTGACAGCCCACCGCACACCCCCACCGCCGACCTCGCCCGCGCGCTCACCGCCGCCACGGCACAGTCGGACACGCATACCGGGCCAGGGACCCACCCGTGTTGAAAAAGCCGCCACAGTGGGGCTTTTGGTGCGAGTGCTGGACCACTGACCTGACCGTGCGGCGGCAGCCGGCCCTGCTGGCGTCCTTCGACGCGTACTCGGCACCACAGGCGGACCGTTGGGTGGCGGTCACACTCCGCGCCATCTCCCCGGTCCTCGACGCGGACGCTTCGGACGAGGCGTGGGAGTGGCTGTACGAGGGCCGCATCGAGACGCGACGAGCCCTGCTGCGCGCCGAGCCGTGCAGGGTGTCGGTGACCCACGCCCGCACCCGCATCACGTGGACGATCCGCCCCGTACTCTTCCTGCCGCTGGCACACCGCCAGAGCAGCGAACTGCCGGCCTGCTCATACGACTTCACGCCCCGCACGGCAGAGTGAGTTGCAACTTTCTCTACTGGTTCAAGGCGGCTCGCTCCGCTCACCGCGCGCGGCCCGGCCCCCGGCCGGGCCTGCGCTCCTGCCTCCGTCCCCCTCCAGCCCGGCCGGCGCCCGTACCGCGCGTACAGCAATCGCGATCAATCACTTGGCGGAGGGGTGAGTCGTGCTCGGGTGAGGCCTCCAGAGGTCACGCGGTTAGGCGTTCGTGTCGTACCCGGCACGGGCAGCCAGCCCATCTCGCCGTCCCTGAAGAGTAGCTACGCCAATGTGACGTAACACAGCTCCAAACAACGGCCTTTCAGGCATCATGGCACCATGCGTGACTTCTCAGTCCTCTCCGACGTCGAATTCGAAGAGCTTACAGGCGATCTCCTCGGAGCAGAGCTTAACGTCCTGGTGGAACGATTCGCGGCCGGAGCCGATGGCGGCATAGATCTGAGGTGGCGAATCGACGGGCAAACGTTTATAGGCCAGTGTAAGCATTACGCAAAATCCTCCTTCTCTCAACTCCTGAAATCCGCAGAAAAAGAAGTCACCAAGCTACTGAAGCTAAACCCAACAGGGTATAAGTTCATGACTTCCTTCGACCTTTCGCCGCTCCAAAAGGAAAAAATACATGCCCTTTTTTCTGAGTGGATGAGCAGCCCTAGTGACATCCTGGGAGGGAAGGACATTGACGCACTTATAACTCGTCATGAAGCAGTAGAGCGCCGCCACCCGAAACTATGGGTATCCACGGGGCTCCAACTGTTCTGGGCTGTTCGCGCCGACATTGCAAATAGAACCAGCGCTCTTAAATCTCGCATCGAGAGGTCGATGCCTAAGTACGTCGTTCATTCCGGATATCAGGACGCTCGTGAAGTACTAGAAACGAAGAACGTTTGCCTCATATCCGGCCCGCCCGGCATAGGTAAAACAACTCTGGCACAAATGCTCCTTGCCGAGCATATATCAATGGGCTACGAGCCTGTGGTCATCTCGCAGGATATTAACGAGGCTTGGCACTCCCTAACGCATAACACGCGCCAAATATTCATATATGACGACTTCCTTGGTGAGATTGCCTTCTTTGAAAGAATGGCCAAGAATGAGGATAAGCGCCTGGTTGACCTGATTGAGAAAATCTCAAGCGGGAGTAGCAAGAAACTTATCCTCACAACCCGTGAATATATTTTGAGGGATGCTAAAAAGTTTTACGAGCGGCTAGATCATCTTGATGGCCGACTCAACTTCCTATTGGAGCTTAATGCCTACAGTAGGAATGATCGAGCGAGGATTTTGTACAACCACCTTTGGCACTCAGAAATCTCGTCAACATGCTTGCGGGAGATTAGCATTGGAGGTTACAAGAAGATAATCGACCATAAAGGCTATAATCCGCGGCTTATCGAGTACTGCACGGGCGGAGCATTCGATATTGAGTCGAGTGGCTACCCGGACAGGTTCAAAGCTACGCTGGATCATCCTGAGAGGATCTGGCGAGCGGCATTTGATAAACACCTTCTAGAGGAGCACCGCCTGCTGACACTGATTCTCTGCACCCTTCCGCGACAAGCAGCCTTGGACGATCTCCGGGAAGCCTACGTATCACTATGCAGCCAAGCCGGAATCCCCAATGCGGGAAGGTCGTTTCGCGATACACTGGAAGTCCTGGAAGGTACTTTTATTACGATAGGGCGTAACGGAGAAGGGAAACCAGCAGTAAGCCACGCCAACCCTTCCGTAACAGAATTCTGCCTAGCTCGAATTGAATCCGACAGCGAGCTACTGCGCAACATAATTGAATCCGCTGTTCTTTTCGAGCAGCTCTCGATTATATTCAAGCACGGCGACGGTGCGGCATTTTTCTCCGGCGGACGCTTGGGGCGGCGTAGTCGCTTGATCCTGCTATCGGCAATCAACGCAGAGCGTGACCTTCTACTCGCCTCCATGAGGCGGACGTTCAAGTCTCGGTCTCCCGAAAGAGAGATGGTCTGGCAAGCTGGGCGAGGAAACTTCTACACGGAGCCTCCAGGTAAGTTTGAGCGGCGCATCAACTTTTTCTTTCAATGCCTCGAAAGATGGGAAATGGACGTTTCCGTAATTGAGGCGGAAGTGCTGTTTGTGATTGAACGCTGGAAAAACAGTGAGGGCGGAAAAGAAGATGCACTTAAGCTTATTGAGGAGATTGAGTCTCGCTCGCTGCCGTCAAGTGTCAGTGAACAAGCTATTCATGCCCTGGATTCTTGGCTCGAATCTACCCTGAAAGAGACAGAGGATTGGATTCACTACGCAGAATTTGCGTCGCGTTCGGGTGGTCTAGGCCCTGATACTGCAGACCAGTTCGACCGCTTCATGGACGAGGAGTTTTCGCGATGGAGCCCATCTCCGCCAGACCTAGAAAAGATGAAAGATATAGCAGAGAACATGGGGCTTGACGATCTCGTGAGTCGTATCGATGAGGCGCTCGAAGAGGAGTCACGCGAACCAGATGACGACTATCACCGTGAGGCCTCAAGTGAAGTAGAAAGCAATGTTCATGAGGTTACAGAAGGGGAGCTAGCCGAGCTCTTCGGTCGCCTATCGAGTGATTAG